AAGCGAAGTCCCCTCGGGGATCTTTGCTTTCACCGAATCAGGAAGTTGATCGAAGGGAATAATAGCTCCCTCCTGTCCTTCCTCAAGCTGATCTGCGGTAGTGAACACCGTGCCTTCCCCGAAGAAATTTTCAAGAACAGCACATGAGGAAAACCCCACCGCAATAACAGCAGTAATTAAAAACGTAATAATAATATCTCTCATATATTAACCTTTCAATCTGTTAAGATAGTCGTCATCGGAAACCTCCGTGCTAGGACTATCGACAGGATCTCTCTCAGGAGTTCCTTTTCCAATTAGAAGAGTCTCAGCAACTTGCTTGAATGTATCATACTCCTCCAATTTTACAAGAGAGTGGATATCATGAAGTTCATCCATCCACTCCGCAATCTGCTTCTTAGTTCCCGCAGCAGTAGCCTTGGGACGGAAAGCAGACTGATCGTACTTGGGCCATTGACCATCCATTACCTTACTCAACTTGAAGTCATGACCTTCATCGAGGTCAGTAACATCACCATAGTCCTCATCGAGGATGGTAGAAATAATCTTCTTGAAGAGGATAACCCCAACAGAGAAGATCTTAACCTCGTCAGTCTCCCTATTAACTACATTCATATAGTAACGGGCACGGGGTTTAATCTGACGAGCAAGGTTCTCGTCGTTATACGGCTCTTTCCACAGAGCATAGTAAGCATCACAGATAGGACAAGCCTCTCCATGAACCTTACGGCAGTGGAAGTTACGGGTTTGGCCCCCCCCAGTGGGTACACGATGGATAGCAGTCTCCGCATAAAACAGTTTGTCCTCATCACTAGAAGGGAGAACACGAATCACACTATTCCCTTCGGGGATAGCATAAAATTTGTTGATGAAGTCTCCTGAGCTAGAAGATTTTTTACCGCCTTCCATCTTGGCGTATTGTTCCCGAATCTTATCAAAGTCTAATGTCATTAGTTTTCTCCGTTAGTTAGTTAGGAATAAATCCCTTTTTCAGTTCTTTGGTTTGCACTTAGTTGAACAAGCATATCCTTTTTGTGCGAAAGGGCTTGCATTAGACTCTTAAGGAGTCCTAGTTTATATTTATTATCAGCCAGTTTTAAAGTTATGTTAATACACGACTCATCAGAATTAATAAAGCTATCCAATATAGCTCCAGTAGGTCTAGTGTTAGAAGACTTGCATTCTTCTTGTCCCCTTATCCTAGCACTAGCTTGGCATTGGGTCAACTCTATCTCAAGAATTTCACAATCTTTTTTTGCATTTTCACATAACCCTGAGTAGTATGAGAATCTATGTGCTTGCTTCAAAAGTTCCCCCTCAATATTCAAGGGGTTAATAACAGTTAAATCATCTGAGAGATCAATATATAGATCCCAGGTCAGATTTTCGTAGGCTAAGAGAAGATCAGTTGCTTTCGTCATTGCTATAGTCGTTGGTTGTGAGTTCGGACATACTTAAAGTATTATAGTCGATTGAAACACCAGTTACAAATCTAGTTTTACCATTTCTGGATTTCATTACATAGCACCGCATTCGTTCCTCATCAAACTCTTCCTCAGACTGATTAAGGGATACTGCGTAGTCTACAGTTCTAAACTTTCCATAGGAATCACCCAGTTCAGCATCAGTAATAACATTAACTCTAGCTCCCTGTCGATTGGTTTGGGTCGCAGTCCACACAAGCATCTTATGCTCCACAGCAAGCCCTCTAAGCTCACGCGCAAGAATCTCTTGGACTTGGTACTCTGGACCTTCTCGGTTGCAGCCTAGAAGCTCTAGGTAGTCTACAATAAGAAGGTCAGGAATAAATCCTTCAAAGTTCTGTAGCTGGGACAGGAGGGATCTAATCGTGGAGACAGTAGCAACCCCAGTAGGAAACTCTTTGATAATTAAGTTACCTCCAGGGAATTTATCCTTAAAAACATCTAGCCTTTCCATAAGAACCTGCTGCTTAGTAGGAAGGTTCCTCTGATTAATCAAGGTCATAACTGAGTCGAACCTTTGAGCAATCTTATCCTCACTCATTTCAAGAGATACATATAAAACTTTACGCCCCTCCATCAAAGAGTGTACGCCCTGATTGACCAAGAACACAGACTTACCAACTCCAGGAGGAGCAACAACCATAGCAAGTTCTTTAGCAGACAGACCACCTTCTAGTTCCCTATTAAGAGTAGGAAGAATGGTGCGGTAACGATCTTCATTATTCCTGTCTAGGGTCCTGACCCAACGGGCAGTAATAGAATCAAAGTAGTTCTGACCTAGATCAACATTTCTATTAACTGTAAGAGCAGCCCTCACTGCTTCTTCTACCTGCTCATAGCTATCGTTCTGGATGAACCCAATAGACTGGGTAATAGCATCCTTCATCGCCTCCTTACGAGCAAAGTTTTCAATCTCATCAAGGAAGAACTCTTCGTTACCAATAGAAGAGGTATCAAGCCTGTTAATAAGGGTAAGTTCATCTGTATAGTCCGAAGTGTTCTCTCTAGTACTTTTCTTCTTCTTACAGACTTCTAAGATGAAATCATCACATGGAATGTTCTGATACTTAGCATGAAATTCTACAATAGAGTTGTAGATATTTGCGTGAATAGGGAACTCAAAATACTCAGGCTTAACCAGAGGAGTAATTTGAGAGAAAAAGTCTTTATTATACTTGGCGAGGTAGAGGATACCTCGTTGTACATTTTCACTGAAGTTGTAAGCCATTATTTCTTTGATCGTGGTACGTTGCGTCTTGGTTGGTGCTTGTGATATGAGCCTGCCTTATCTACCGTCCTACCTATACTAGCAGCAGTCTGCGTTCTTTCATCTAATTCTCGTCCTTCTATTTTCCTACCTCCGTAAGTCTCATGAAAGTTTTCATTGGGAACATATCTAGTATAGAACTCATCAGTACTAGATTCATCCAAGGATCCCTTAGTTCTATCTACTAAAGCTTGTCCATATTTTTTTAGATCAGATTCATTAGTTTTACTCTTCTCTGCTAATCTCTTGTTAGTATGGAATTCCCCTATAAAATGAACAGCAGTCTGTTTGTTACTCCAGTTTTGATGAGAAAGTTTATTACATTCAGGACATCTACTCCTCTCAGGAGCCTTCTTCATTGAGTATTCTTTATCCCATATCAGTTTACAGGGATGACATATAAATTCGTATTGTGGCATACCATATTATAGCTTCTGTACTAGCAGGAACATTTCTTAGCTACACTCTTCACACCCAGCACCAGTACAGGGTCCAGGAGAGGAGCAAGGCCAATCTACACCAGGGCATTCATTATCTATCCCAGGCCACAAGTCTGCAAAGAAACAGTTATATCTATTATAATATCTATCAGGTCTGTTTTCTATACCATCAGCTATAGGCATACCATCCTCAAATATATTATCTGTGAATGTTCTAGAGCCTGTGACATTTCCAGGATCAGACCCATTAGAATCTCCTGCCCATAAGCCAAAGTTATAATCTCTGCCAATTTTATTTCCAGTCAGAGTATAGTCGGAGTAGTAATTACCGCAATCAATTGATGATCCAGTACCCGTACTGCTATCACCGCACCCACCATCACAACATTTTTGTTCCATGGAATGATAAAGCGTATAGTTGCCACCATTAATCCAATTATCTTTAATTGTAACATCTCCAGAACAATCTTGACCATCATTGTAAGAACACTTCCATATCACAGCAGCATTAGCTTTTTTATTAGGAACTTTATAGCAATTACATATACTATCTCCATCAGGAGGATTACCAATTTTATCAGTCTGAAACTGAACAGATTTCATATCCAAATTACATTGATCAACTACTAAAGCTCCTTGTGGAAATCTACCCTGTATTAGGTCGGAATGAGAGTCAGGTTTTACAGCAGAATTACCAGCATCATGTAGCCAGCATTTATAAAAAGTTGTACCTTTCTCAATTTTTGCACAGTCCTGGCAGTTATAACCTATATCACAATACTCAATACGATTATTTGCCCCCAAGGAACTAGTAGCAGGGTCTCCTACATCAGCAGGAGTCGGTCCCTTATCTATATAAAGATTAGTTCCTGCTGCCTCCTTTAAAGTGCAATAACTTACCGTCATAGCAGAACAGGCATTATCGTAAGTTTGTAAATTATAATTTGCGCCCAAACAACTTACAGATGTATTAGGAGTAGATGAGAAAATACAATCAGTAAAGGTAACTCTCGGAGCATACACCAGCATTTGACCCGTAAATAAAGCCCCCACTATTGAGGTATCAGCATATTTTAGTTTATTATTACCATCATAGTTCTTTTCATGATCTGCCCAAAGAACTAAATCATCTACAGGTATTCTACACCCAGTATTCCCAGGTCCTGGTTTTTCTGACGCTGGGGAAGCACTTACTATTAAACTTGAAAACATAATTCTAACTCCTTTATAGGGCTACAGAAGATACAGAGGACACAATCATGTCATCCTCAGGGTAGAAGGCAGGTCCTGCCATTGCTGATATAGTAAAATCGACAGTTAGAGAAGACGCAGGTAAAGTTACTGGGTCAGCAGATAAGGCATAAGATCCAGTATTACCAGCATTCGCACTTAGGTTTAAGTCTACACCAATATCTTTGAAATACTTCCGTGAGGAACTTACAGCTAATGTTAATGTAGATGCTTGATAAGATGGTGGGAGAATATAAGAAGATATACTGAATCCTATGTCTGAGGGGTAAGTAGAACCATCTAAAACTGTCTCTGTATGGGTACTAGTAGCTCCTGGTATAGTTCCAGTTGATATAGAACTTAAGGTCAGCAATATATCACTCTCAACGCTAGAACCATTTAGATAAGTCAGAGTTATATTTTTCTGATAATCATCTTTAGTAAATACCAATGTTTTATTATTTACCAGATCTGTTGTAAAATCTACCCCTTCTGTAAGGTTATTAGAGGATACTCCAACACCTACATCTATACCAACTGCTCTTAAACCACTCATATGTACTGCTACTCCAGCAGTTCCATCTAGTACATTAGAACTAGTAGTAGAGGATACAAATCCAACTTTAGGTAATGGAGTAGCTGATTTTGAATCTGAACCCACACTATAGTTACCATAAATCTCATCAGAGTTCAATGCTCTCTTGTAAGTTCTTATTTGATAAAGTTTACCAGCCCAGGGTCTAGCACTAAATGGAGCATTAGCTACAGATATAGGGGAGGAGGTATCCCATACAGTATCAAAAAAGTTTGAACCCGTATCTATATCATATCTTGTTTCAATATTACCACTCTGAAGACCATTATAATACATAGTGAGAATCATCTCACTTCCTGTAGCAGAGGCAGTTATAGCAACATACTGTACAGTGTCAGCAGTTACCGTTGCGTCTGGTGTTTTTACTGGTGGGGAACCACTCTTATTCTGAGTATCAGTTCTAACTCTTCCTCTAAATACAGCGTCATCGAGGCTGCCCCATGACCCTTGACCAATCATAAAGTTCTGCTCCGCAGTATCAGAAGAATCATTATCCGCAATGGCAAAAATTCTAGCTGGACCCTCTTGAGTAATGTTTGCTGGGGATACCCAAGCTTCTACTGTAATCTCTCCTGTACTCTGACATTGTGCTACTAGGTCTGTATTAGAACGACTTAATAACCTAGCCCCACTAGAAACATCTAGATAGTTTGAGGTCCAAGTAACCTTACTCATATCTTGAATAACTAAATTATCTTGTTTACCTGGAGCTAGATCATAAACAATTGTGTCCCCACCTGGATTAGTATCTTTATCAAAAACCCATTGATTTACCATACTGGTGGTAGCATTATTGCAGGTGGTACAGTCCCATGAGGGAGGGGTAAGTTGATTCTTAGCATATGAATGGGCCATAGCTCTTGCCCATAAATTTCTTCTTCCTGCAAATACATCCCTACTTCTTGGTCCTGTCCATGCCATAATAAAAAACCTCTTACTTTATTTAGTTCTAAAGTAAAAGGTTTCAGTATTATATATTTATTAATTAAGCTCCGCAAGCACCCCCAACCAAGCTACAAGCATCTCCAACACCTACCCCTACCTCGTCCTGAGAGCCCATGTAACGAGAGATATTATCAGGGGTATTCGGTATCGCTACAAGGGGCTCATTCTCCTTAGACGCTGCCCTGTAGACTGTCATGCCCTTCAAATACGGCATGTAAACAAACGCTGTATCCATCACCTCTTTAGCTTCCATTGTACTGGGCAGATTGATAGTCTTGCTGATGCAGGAATCAATATATCTTTGGATAGTAGCCTGAACTGCTAGATGCTCATCTCCATTAATATCATAAGCTCCAATGAATTTAGAAGTATCCTTACCTTCTTTATGATACTGCTCAAAAAGAGGGTCAACCACTAGCTTTTCTTTCCAGACACTACCTTGTCTATACCTACGGAGATACATAGCTGAAAAAATAGGCTCGATACCACTACTAACCCCCATAAGCATAGATATAGTACCACAAGGAGGGATAGTAAGCATGACAGCATTACGAATTCCATACCGTTTAATAAGCATTCTAATCCTTGCTGGAAGTGTCTTCGCAAATTCTTCATTTAAGTATTGTTCTCTATCGAAGGCAGCAAAAGGAGCTTTGTCTCTCGACAGATACACCGACTGCTTATACGCCTCATCTCTAATGGTAGCAAACAATCTTTCTAAGAACTCCAAGCACTTCTCACTTCCATACCTAAGACCTAACTTAATAAGCATGTAATGTAATCCAGTTACGCCCAGACCAACCCTTCTAGATCTCTCTGCCACTTCTTTACAATCATCAACAGGAAACTTGTTAATAGACAGTACATTATCTAGGAACCTAATGCCACCCCTAACAGATTTTGCTAACCGTTTCCAGTCTACATCAGATCCATCATCGAGGACCATATTAGATAAGTTAACATTGCCAAGGCAGCAATTACCGTAGCTTGGTAGAGATATCTCTCCGCATGGATTTGTGGAGTCCAGGGATTCAAAATAAGAGACATTAGTGAAGCTATTGGCAAGATCAATATTGTAAACACCAGGGTCCCCAGACTCGACAGCATTTTCCCAAATAGTCTTCCAAAGATCCCTTGCTTTAATTTGTCCTTCTCCCACATATTCAAACTCATCCTTCCAATGTTTCTGATAGAAGTTATTAGCCCTAGTAATAGCATCTTCTTTATTAAGACCAGTAACTACGATCTCTTCATAAGTTTCTGGTTCCTCTGAATTAACTCTAGCTAACACATAAGAATAATACTTCTTGTTATTAAATGTAAAGTACCAGTCCTCATCCAACTCAACCGCTTCCATAAACCTATTAGTAATAGCAACTGAAATGTTAAAGTTATTTAGCTCACCTTTGTCCAGTTTCACATGAAGAAAATCCATTAAATCTGGATGTGTTACATTAAGTATACCCATGAGTGCAGTTCGACGGTTCTTACCTGCTCTAACATGAACCCCAATCTCATTGATCATTTTAAGTACAGACACAGACCCTGGAGCAGAGTTAGCAACATTACCAATGTCATCCCCCTTAGGTCTAATCTTAGAGACATTAAATCCAATGCCTCCTCCAGCACAAGAGATCTGGTACATATCATCTACGGTCTTACCAATACTTTGTACAGTATCTTCAGGTACAATGACATAGCAGTTGAGCATATTGTAACTACCACTATTCCTACCTGCCCCATAGATAATTCTACCCCCAGGAATGAAGTCACCACTACCTACGATATCATAAAATAATTTCTCTATCTTCTCCTTATCCGCATCCTTCTCAGCAGTAGCTACAGACCTAGCAATAACTTTAGCTCTCTCAGCCCACTTGGTTTCTCCTGGGTATGCGTATCTCGTATCAAAGATCTCTTGCCCCAGTTCGGATAATTTTACTTGTGCCATATTTTAGATATACCTTTCTTTTTCTCTACGGTTAACCTCTTGGACGAGTCTAATAATGTCTTAAGGTGTTTGTTGTGTGTGATAACGAATATTTGTCTTGTCTTCTTCAACTCCAGCAATAGATTATAGAGTCCCTGTATACCATCCTCATCTATATTCTCAGCTACTTCATCGAAAAATAGTAGATTAGAGTGGTTTGTGTCTGTGAGTAGTAAAAGGTCTTTAAGAGCCATCATGATGGCAAGGTTTAGTTTTCTCTTTTCGCCTCCAGACAATGATATATAGTGTATTTCTTGGTCACCAATTTTTATGTACTCAGATAATTCCTCATCAAATTCTAAAGAAAAGTTAGGATCTGTTAAATATGATAAGTAATAGTTAGTACGGTCATTAAAATACTCCAAAACATTACGAATAATATACTTAATAATTCCTTTCTCTGATAATGCTCTCTCCCAGAACCTCATCACCTGAGATCCTGTGTGGGAAATAGCTTTCTTATCCTCCAACTCCTTAATCTTCTCTTCCTTCTCCTTCCTTAGACCATCTAACACTTCAGCATTACCCTGAGCCAGTCTAGCATACTCTACTGTGTATAGTGGGGCAGCATGACACACAGGATATTCCATGCTCTCCATTCTATCACGCACTCCATCCAATTCAAACTGTTTTTCTGCCATTTTCTCAACAAAATCATCTTTGGGGACAGTCTGCCCGCAAGTAAGGCATTTAGGGTGCTTATCTGCCATCTTATTTTTATAATGTGATATAGCATACTCTAAAGACTCCTCTTCCCTCTCAAGCTTCTCCCATAGGCGAGTATTCTTATTGTAAATATCCCACTTCTTCTCTAGCTCATTCAGATCTATATTAATATCTGTCTGAATATTTGATATCTTTCTATCCAAGTCTTCCACATCTAACTTAATGGTATGTATAACTGCGTCTGCTACCTTAATCCTTTGTGAGTACTCAGACTTATACTCTCTAATATGCTCACGCATATCAAAGATCTCATCAAGGTTAAGAAAGTTTCTGATAATGTCTCTCTTAACAACAGGGGTACAGTCTAAAAAGTTTACATCATTAGCCTGACCGAAGAACATAGATGCTAATAGAACCTTATGGTTTGTACCAAGCAACTCATCAATGATAGCTTGAGAATCATTAGCATGTTTAGCTGTAATATCCTCCCCATCTAAGGTAAGCTTCATCTTAGTTGGCTTCTTACACCTTTCAATGCCAAGCATCTTAGCATTATCAAGTAAGATGTTACAGCTAACCACAAGTCCTTTACCTGCCTGGGAATTAACAAGAGAAGCTTCAGTACTCTTGCGTAGAGTCTTACCAGTTAGAACAAAGTAGATAGCTTCTACGATAGAGCTTTTACCTGACCCATTGCTTCCACCTGTATCTAAGTTCTTACCCTTAATAATGGTTAGCCCATCAAACTTCTTCAAGTCTATACGGGCTTTCTTAATGGATAGGAAGTTTTGTATTGTTATATCTCTAATCTTCATCAGGTAGTGGTTCTCCTTTCTTGAGCAGAGAGTATCCTTCCATTAAATTTTCTTTAGTTAAGGTAGGAGATACATCGCAGTTCTCGACATAATCTGTAATGATCTGCTCGTTAATCGTAAACAAATCTCTATTAGGTTTATACTTAGATATTTCATCGTCATCTCCGAACGCAGGGGCTACTTTAATATCTAACTCCTCTACACGCAAGTTCTCACATAACTCAGAGGCAGACTCATCTGATCGTAATGCTACTCGTAACATAGTATACCAACTAGCGTCACTTAATTCCTTAGCACGATCATTGGCATCCTCTAAAGAAGTTACCACATGTCTGGGTCCGAATCGTATTTCTTTGAATTCTTCCCTGACAGGTCCGAGGGCTTCTTCATGAAGGACAAGATAATATCCTTGGGTTCCTGCTTCACCATAGTTTGTGCTGTACGGAGTGCCAAGAATTGTAACCAATCCATTTTGTTTAAAGTTATGAATATGTCCAAGGTAAGTTTTACACTTAAAGTCAGAGATGCTAAGAGTAGAATCGGCATCACCAACAGAATTGAGACTACCGAGATAACCAAAGTGCCCAAAAGCTTGAGCGTTTTGAGGGCACCGTGACAGATACGCTCTAATAGTGTCCTCATTTTCGTAATGTGGGATGAAATATTTATCATTATAAACTCCAAATCGGTTCCAAACATGGACATACTGAGATCTATACACTTCTAATGCTGTCAGACCATTATCTGATTTATCAGCAGAATCGTGATTGCCTCTCAAAAGGTGTACAGTTATACTAGCATCTGTCCAAATGTCTAGCAACTCTTTAAACCCAACCAATACTTTTGGAGTGGGATTTCTATGCATGAATATGTCCCCTAGAAAAATAATCTCTCCAGGATTCTCTTCAGCAATAATAGATTCTATAGTAGCTAGTTGAGCATTAAGATGCCCCCTACTTTTACTATCTAAATGAATGTCTCCTATAACTACAGTTCTCATAGAACAGGTCTCCCATCTTTAAACTCTACCTCTTTACCATCTCCAAAGGAAGTACCAACTTCAGCATCAATCTTCAATGGGAGGTTAAACTGAATACCGAAGTCCTTTTTAACTGTCTTATATTTTACCATCTCATCGTACACAATCTCTAACACCTCCTCCACCTCATCGTGAGGAGCGATAATCTCTACAGAGTCATGTACGGTTGCTACGATACGGGCATTGAGTCCCTTAAACGATTGCGTGATACCTTTGATCGCACAGAGCAGTATGTCAGACGCTGCGCTTTGGATTGTAAAGTTAAGTCCTTGTCGAAGCGCACCACTAGAAACTTGATTATCGCGTGAGAGTACATCAGGAAGATTCCTCCTCCTACCAAATATAGTATATGCATATTGGTTTTGTCTAATAAAATCATGGACGAAATCCATGTAGCGGAAAATGCCAGGATAAACTTCTGCGTACTTTTCAATTATCTTCTCTGCTCTTCTTTGTGAGATGCCTGTAGTTTCCGAAAGACGGTATGCTCCACCTCCATAAGCAATAAGGAACGATACCGCTTTAGCAATCTGTCGTTCCTTCTTCTTGATCTTCTCTTCTTTCTTCTGGAACAACAAACTTGCCGTATAAGTATGTAGGTCTACCCCAGCACTAAATGCCTCCTGCATCTTAGTTTCTTTAGCAATGTGCGCTAGAACCCTCAACTCCATCGCAGCATAGTCTACTGTAATAAAGGAGTATCCTTCAGGAGCAGTAAACATACTCCTAATATTGTGCTTGTCCTCTCTGGGTAGAGTGTGGAACGATACACCCATATTACTATAAGAAGCACAACTAAGACGACCAGTTAAAGTCCCGTCCATTCGGTAATCTACATACACCTTATTAACATCATTAATATCTACTGCTCTCTTAATACCGTTCACATAAGTATTATACAGCTTTTGTACTTTGCGTAGCTCTAGTAAGGAATCTAACCAACCCTTAGCCTCACGCAAATCTTCCGTAGACTTCTTGCTAATGTAGTCTGCGCTGATCTGCTTGTCTAGGTTCTTATTATTTCTTCTTGCCACGCTTTTCTAACTCCGCTTCAATTTGGGTTAAAAGTGTATCTAGGGATTGTTTGTTAGTAGAAGGATTTCCTTTACTTGTCATTACAGGGGGGTAAAAACCAAACCCCGAATCAGAGTAGAGAATATCAATAAGATCTTTTGTGGACATCAAGTTTGCAGTCTTCGCTACCTTGTCTGACACATACAATCCATCTTCGATATCCATCAACAACTGATTCAGGGTTCGGCCCACCACACCCAACTCATCTAAGCTAACATCCAATCCTTTATATTCAATGTCTGCGAATACAGGGAAAAGAGGAGAAAGAAGTTTGTCTAGCACAGGTAATGTACCGTTCGCCACCAGTTTATCCCTTAGTTCATCATATATCCTCAAAGTATATGACGCATCTAAAGCATTACCTGTTGCACACTCCTCCAAAGTAAGTGCGGCCCAATCAAACTTCTTTCCCTCTTTTACTGTAAGCATTAGTTAACCACATCCCTTAACAGTAGTAACATACTTGTTGATCCAATTACCATTGCGCAAGCGCAACAGAATGTAATTTTTAATCGTGTTTTTGTGTCTTTGCTGTCTATGAAATACTTAATACTTAAGAAGTTAATGAAGGGGAGAGAGAACCCTAAAAACATCTGAGCTATGATCTGTTCATGTGCTATCAGGTAACCATAGCAAGAGGCAACAAAGTCTCCCAAAACAGTTAGGAGAAAAACAGCAAGGTATTTCTTCGGTGTCATTATCATTAGAAGTTCTCCAATTCTTCGGGGAAGAAGAGTTTCACTAGATCCATGAGACTCTTCGGGAGGACTTCGTTATACAGGTGTGCCATGATTTTTGTATCGTACACATTCACAGGAGAAATGCCATACTTGAGGAGGAACTTAATATCAAACTTACAGTTCTGGAGGATCTTCTTATTGGCTTGATTCTCCAGTACCCACTTCACATGAGTTACCAGTATACTAGCACCCTCATCCTCAGTAAAAGGACTTTCTCTATGAAATATCGGAATAACCCAATTTCCTTTAGACGTACTAAAGGCTATGGTCATAATGGTGTCTGTTAAAAAGTTAAGCCCTGTTGTCTCAATGTCACACGCTAGGTCATTGCTAGTTTGGGCTAAATCATCACAGACTTTCTCCACATCTTCCATAGTAGAGAGCAGAGTGTAATCAAAGTCTGCCTTGGTTGTATTTCCAAACACATACTTATCAACAGAGTTCTTAATGTCCCTCTCAAAGAGAAACTTATTCTTGGGTTCAACCACTACTTGATACGGGTGATACAAAGGAACCACATTATAATCTTCGTACTTGTATAGAGACCCTCTCTTGTTAGTAATCCCAGACTTTTTAATAAGCATCTTCATGGCTAGGTTACCACAAACAAACACTAGCTTGGGTTTGTAGCTATCTATAGTGTGGGACAAGTGGGCTCTACAAATCTCCCTGTCTGAAGGGGTCATATCATCATCTCTAACACTAGGGCACTTTACAGATGGAGAGAACGCATAAGAAACTTTAAGTGGGACTATAATATCTTCGATGAGGTCTTTTGCTTGCTTAGGTAAGGGGATACACTTCCCATTATTTTTACAGGCATAGGACTCAGTAACGAACAAGACATCTACAGGCTTAACACTCTCATAATCAACAATACAATGTTCAGACTTGTTGATCTTAAGAATGGAGCAACCCTCACATAGAGGATTGATACCCACTCCGCTCTCAGCATATAAATTATTAAGGTTCATGGCGAAACACTACATAGACAACGACAGGTTTGAGGAACTGATCTTATTATACCAGGAAGATCCAAGAAAACATGAGGAAGAGCTATTTTCTATGTTTGATCTTTTAATACAGAACATACTAGTATCTTACGGGTTTTCTGTAGACCTGGATGATGCCAAGCAAGACTGCTTCGTGCTTATTCTTAAAACCATAGAAAAATTTAAACCAGAGAACGGAAAGGCTTTTAATTACTTCACTACAATTATAATGAATAATCTCAGACTTATCTACACAAAGAATAAGAAATATAAAGAGAAGCTGGATGCTTACGAAGAACTGATGAAAAATAAGTCTAGCTAACCGTATCTTCGCATAGCTAACAACGAATACCCAACTATGTCCTGATAAGGATTCTCATCGAATGCGTCTGGGTCATTAGCTATACGAAAAAGTTTATCTAATATCCTAGCAATCGTAAGGAGGTCACCATACTGATCTACTTGGATGCCGTTAGGAAACATTTCCTCCAAGCATCTCCCACTCCTACCAAAGGAATCACCATAAGCTTTCTGCTTATCCTCAACAAGCTTCCCCACCATAGACCCTATATCTGAGTAGGTTCTTTCAGAAGCCTTCTTCGTATACTCTCCTTCCATTACTTCTCCAAGCGTAGTCGTCTATAGATGTCAGTTACATGATCAGTGACGGTAAGTTTCTTATCCCTGCCTCTGCCCTCTAATACTACCAAGCACGGTGTCTTTTTCACACCCCAAATCACAAAACTATGTGGGGTGTCAAAAGAATTTACTATGCTTAAAGATATTTTAGGGGAGTTACCCTTTAATAGATTTGTAATCCTAGTAGATACGGGATCCCACAAAGAAGTATATAAAATATACTCCCTTTTACCACTAAACCTTTGATCTTTAATGAGTTTATTAATCTCATTCTCTTTAGAAATAGTTCTAATATTATTCATCGTCGTCTAAATCTTCCAAAGCAGAGGTATCAAATGATACCTCCCCATCCTTAAGGTCCATGCTTTCAGATAATTTACTAACTATATTCTGCTCCAAGGTTCCTAACCCCAAGAAGAATATAGATTTAAGAAAATCATCTTCCGAAATTTCGTCTGGTTTAGTGCCCCTCATAAAAGTGAGGTAAGCATCTGACTGCTCCTGGTCTAACTTTAAGGTAATCTTCATTCTATTCTTGCTCCTGTGTGTATAATTAAAAATCCATGAATCAATATCTAGAACAGTATCCTCTGTTACTATAGGTGTAATATCAACTTCGAACATAAACTATAATAGTACAGTAGGAGATAAACATGGAAGATTTATACAATTTAGATAATATGCGTAAGAAACCTAAGCGTAAGAATAGTAAGGCTAAGGGGTCAGCGTTTGAAAGAAAGGTAGCAAAGCTTCTTAATGAACACTTTGAGACCACCGACTTCCAAAGGACTCCTGGCTCGGGTGCCTATGCTACCACACATACCCTTCCAGATCATCTAAAAATCCATGGAGATTTGATAACTCCTAAGAATTTCATCTATACCATTGAATGTAAGAAGGGTTACAACGATCTGGACCTATACTCACTACTCAATCCAAAATCTAAGATCTATGATTTCATCAAACAGACAGAAAAAGATGCTGAAGAAGCAAATAAATCAGGATTAGTGTTGATGGCTCAGGATCGTCGTGATATTATAGTTTTAATTAAGCAAGATAGCCATATATGTAATCAACTAAAGCTTAACAATAAAAGAGTGATATACATACTGAAGGACTATGCCTTAACAGCATTTAAAGATCTACTAAGTATAGATAGGTCTTTATTCTTTAATTAAGTGACTAAACATTAACTCTTGAACTTCTAACAACTTATGCATGAGTTCTGTAGATGAATATTCTGTACTAGAATCTTCCCTTCTTTCCCCAGGGTAATAACCTTCAGGAACATTAAAATCTACTGCTGTAATATCCTTTTTAAGACTAAACCCTATAGAACCTACACGCATTACTGTATCATACCAAGATACTTCACTTGAAGGGGAGTCAGATCCCATAAAAGAGCTTAAAGTATCTTTTATAAGTTTATTTCTTTTATGTCTAGCTGTTTTATTCTTTTTGGGGTTTACTACAGTATCATTAGCATCATTCCTATCATAAGCTCCCCTAGCTATTAATAAAGCCATGGTATGCTTCCAGGATTCTCTAGTGTCAGCGTCTCCACTCTCTAATCCTTCCCTAATACTGTTACTAAATAACATATTTTGTAATTCCTTCTTAACTTTTTCAGCCATTAGAATATCTTTAGGGTCATCTGATTGAGTTGTTAATTTCTTTACCTGTTCATCAGATATGTTTAAAGGGTTGTCTGCACCCCCTAAAGCACCCCATAACTCATTTCGTACTTCTTGTGTAGTAAGGGTAGTTGATTCTGCGTTTTGTAGTTTATCTATATTTGCATACTTTTCAGAAATAGAATCTAGATTCTCCATAACCTTAGGTATGTGGTCCTTAGATTTAAATAAACTAGTCATCCCTTTTAACCATGCAGCCTCTTCGGGATCTTTAGAACTACCTAACCTACTTAATTCACTAGATAAAGTACCAGTAATAGTTCTAACTGGAGGTTGTTTACCCATACGGTATCTACCAGTCGTCTCGTATTTTAAACTGTCATACCCTACATAAACCTCTTGGTCATCAGATACATCTCCCCACCTATTTTTAAAATCTTTCCACGCTTGCGCTGCCTTTTCTGGGGGTACACTTCCAGTAACTAATTGCTTTATATTTTGTGAAGTTTTATCAAACCCAGTTCCCTGAAATTTCTTAGCCTTATCTTTATCGGTAAATAGGTAGAATTGATCAGACTTAAAACCTTTCTTCCCTCCCCCAGTACCAACCCTTAGTATATAATCAGCACCACAACCCCTAACCTGATCTGCACGAAGTCTTATTAGCTTCTCTGCAAACTTCTCAAACTGTAAGTCTCCATAGTCTGATTTTAAATTCTTTACTGCATCTTGTACCAGAGTCCACTCTTCTGTTAGCGCAAAACCCTCACTAGGTAAATCAGACTGGATAACCCGTAATGCTTTATTAAGATTATCCCCCCACTTATCTCTCAGGTCAGTATATAATTCAGCAGCCCGTTGGTGATTAGTTTTAGATCCCTTCTTGCGATCCTCACTATCTGGCTTATACAATAAGAGCATTATTTGATCTGCTTGTTCCGACAATTCTGTAACTACTTGATTAGAGTCTAACGCAGCGTCACTATTCCTATAATTGGATTCTCTATCCTGAATAGGTATGGAGTATAAGGAAGAGTCAAAATCAGGGTCATCATCTTTCTTCTTTTTTAAAAAGTTATTGTAATTATCAAAATCCTTTAAGAATCTATCAGCCATACCAGGAGCAGCGGTAAAATTAATACCTGTGTCATCCCCAGCGTTAAAGTATAGTTCTCTAGTACCATCCTCACTTATTACAAAGTTTAAATTATCCCTAATAAAAGATAGCTCGTTGTCAGCAGCCCTATTTTTGTTCCTAACTATATCTACAGACTTTATCATAGTAGATACTGCACCCAAAACTTGCTCCTCAGTGGCTATAACTTTCCCTAAATCCATATCCCCAAGAGTACCTAACTTCACTCCCCTTTCTTTACCTTCCCTAATAGTTTTATTTAAGACTGCAAATATAGATCTTTTCTTTTCTGGATCATAGAACTCACTTTCAGGTTTACCTTCAGTGGCATCCCACCCCCTATCCATAAGCTTTATAAGCTGAGTTCTAACCTCTGGGCTATCCTTATATAAATCTAGTAATGCCGCACCTTCATTACTGTTTTCTAAATAATAAGCTTGGGGAGTTTTAGCTACCCCAGCTTCTTCCGCTCCCTCTCCACCCCCCCAATAATATCTACCCACAGCAGTTCTATACCATCCAAGCACAGTAGAATCAACAGAGCAATTCTTCTTAACTATTGGAGATTTTGGGTGCTGAGGCCAAACAACCCCATCTCCACACGCACCGTCTGCGCCACCAGCCAAAGAACCAGAGTCACCATTAGCGGTAGGCTTCTCCTTCTTCTCCTCTTCTTCTTCAGTAACAGTTTTCTTAGGTGTAGATCCAGGGATAAGTTGTAATTCATCACTTAAACCTTTCGCCAACGCTAAATTAGGTTGGCTAGTTACTGATTGTTTGCCTGGAATAGTGGGGGATTCTACATCAACCCCTGGAAACATAGAGGTTAGTAACTTTACTGTAGCCTGTACAGTTGAATCAGCTTTAGTATTACTATCCCGCATCTTAAGAAGAGCGGCAAATGAAGGAGGTTTACCTAATTCATCAGGCTTCTTACCTGCCTCATCTAAGGTGATACGAAACTTCCTCTTCTTAAGAAGTGCGTAGCTAGTTAATAAATCTGTAAAGAAATCCATATTATATTAGAAAACCCAACCCAACCAAAGACACAGGCTGAGTTGGGCTTTTACTCTAGTTATTATAGTTAGTTTTTATGCAGTGTCACCTGTATGAAGAATATAATCGTATCTAAAAGTTACTATAGCCGTATCAAATTCGTTAGTGGCGTAGTTTTTCTCAGCCTTAGCGAATCTTTTGGGGTAAAGACCAACAAGCTTAACCAATGAAACTGGAGACATTTTACCGTCAAGCTCAAGAACTTCGGCAGTAGTCTTAAATCTTCCTGGGGTATCCAAGAAAGTAGAAGTCATTTCCCCTGTAGCAGGATCATAAACTGTAGTAAAGTACTTGTACAACTGAACACCAGCCTTAGTCTTTAATAAATTATCAAAGGTCACTTCAAGCTCACCCATAGAAGGTCTACCAGGGTAGTAAGTAACATCATTAACTCTATTAACAAGAATATCTTCAACCTGAGCCATCATTCCTGTAACTTTTTTAGCAGCTATTGTAAGAGGCTTAGAAAAACCCAGAGGAATTTCGATGTCTGATGGTGGGAAGAAGGTTATCTCCCACTGATAAGCTCTCACAGAGTCTAAATCTTGAGAGATAACAGGTAACCCCTCAGTTTCGTTAAGGTCTCTGTTTAAGTTGTTAGCATAATAAGAAGACTTAGCCATAATTTAATCCTTTAAAAAGTTGCCGATTGGCTCGTAAGGTTCAGTTCGAAGATAACAATTTCCGCTGCCTTGGTAGGCTTAATAAGAACTTTGCACCATAATTCGTTCCTATCAACCCGAACAGGAGTGTTCACAGTTTCATCACAGACAACCTTATAGTCCGTAATACCTCTTCTTCTACGAATATCATCGAGAAGGGGGTTAACAACATTCACAACTTTTTCCCAAGTCGTAGCGTCATTAGGCTCAAATACAAATCTTCTAGTAGAAGACAGTAAACTCTTACGAATAACAATAAGCATTCGTCTAACATTGATTCTATCAAGAGCAGTAGGATTGCGTTGAGCAGTTCTTTGTCCAAAGATCATAATGCCCTGTTGGGGGAATTTAACAATTGGATTAACAACATTACCACCACTATACATGGAGTCTCTATCGCCCTGGTTGACACTTACCTCCACATCCGTAGGTTTGGTCAATCTACCTCGTACAACGCCAGCAGGAGCAAACCAGGGGTCTCCTACATCGTCTGTGTAAGCCATCTGCCTAATAGCGAAGATAGCTGGATCATACCAACGATCTCTGGATGCCATCCCGTCAAAAGTCTTAACCCAAGGCCAGTACACAGCAGCATAATTACTTACTATAGCAGCAGTCCTCTCATCAGATTGCCCATTAGTCCAATCAATAGCTTGTTGGACGGTAGTTAATCCCTGAGGAGGGGATACAGCAGCTAAGAAGTTTTGGCTAGTTTCCCCTAAATTAACTAGAGTATTTTGAACATTTTGATCAGTGATTCCTGGGATTATTGCCATTGAGATGTTAAGAGTATCATTATCCAAAGCGTAAATACCAGTCTTGTTTATAGAATTACCTACTATATCATCAGGGACAGTCTCCGAACCATTATACCCACCAGCCAAAGCTTTACTTCCCGTAATAAGCTTGCAGAATCTTGGTGCAGCAACACCCACACCGTCACCAGCATCACCCTTAAGAGGACTACCTACCAAAGCACTCAATTGAGTTTGGAATGTTGGTAGAGAAGTAACACTAGCATCTGCTCCTTCATAGACAAAGTACCCTTTTATATAATCCGACTTTAAGTTGTCCACAGAACCTGTATTAATTACATCTTCCGCAAATGCTCCAGAAGCAACTAAGGCCAACCTAAATGATTCTGCTGCGGCACCGTCTTTATTTATATTTAAATTATTATTATAACCCCCAGTCTGAATAACTTCAGCAGAATATCCACTAGTAGTTCCATCAGATTTTGCGCCTTCGTTGTAACCAATTCCTGGGTATAAACTTTGTACAGAATACCACAAGGAATCGTCAACCCCCGTGTGAGCTATAGTACAACCAGTTACAGAAATAGTACTACTTACATTAACATCATAAGAACCAGCCTTATCGAATTTCTGTAAGGCAGACAAGGGGGTACTATAACCAGCATTACTATAAGAAGACACAGTTAAGACCACTGAAGATCCAGCATAACCAGCAGCAACATAACCACCGCTTAAACCCGTAGCGGTATCATCGTAATACGCAGCGACAGAGGCACCGTCTAAAGCACCACCAACTATCTTCTGAATAGCTCTAGCTTGATCAGTGGAAGTTCCAGCAGGAATGGCAAAAGATTTAGGCGCGACAAATTTATCAACACCACCAACAGCAACTTGAACCTTCAAATATAGGTCAGCAGTAACACCATATTGATTAGAACTTACTTGAAACGCAGGACAACCCCCAATAGGAATAACAGCAGAAGCATCAAGAGATCCAGTTCCAGCGGCTCTAACATAGTAAAGAGCATTGGTGGTTTCTAGAATCTCTACACACCCTTCCAATCCCTGACCAGTAATAGCCTCAGTAGGATTACCAAATTGTTGAAATAGTCTTTCCTGTGAAGTTATTAAAGTAGCTGTATTAACTGGGCCTTGATTAGCAAAACCTACTACACCTACAACAGAGGGGTTGATAGAGACGGGATAATCACTATTATCCTTCTCAATAACATATACGCCAGGACTTACAAAATTAGCCATTGTTTATTTCCTTATGCATTAGTAATTTTTAATATTCTTTTAGACGCAAGATTTCTAACAGTATTAGTTATGGCCGAAGGAGGTACAACCACCTGTTCTCTGGGAGTTAACCACATCGTCTTTGGTCCTTTAGGGGTGGCAATGGTTATCTCCATGCCAGTAAAGGAATCATTTTTAATTACTTTCATAATATTCTCCTATATCTATTTATCCGTACACCAGACCACAACACCAATTATTTTTTTAAGAAACCCATAGCTCAGATACCACCTTCTCAATCCTACCAGTGGAGGTAACCTTGAACTGTGGACTAGGTATATAGGTCTCTATCTCCACCAGGAAGCTTTTACGAAGAAGTCTATCCTCTCTATCAGGAGCAGAGGCTCCTTCCTTATTAGACTCTGATAGTAAAAAAGCCTTGATTGAATTGCTAATAGAAGTCTTCAACAATACACCAGGGTTGAACCTGCCTCTTATGGATTGTGATATTTGATCTATATCTTCCATATATTTACACCACAAATTCATACTATACTGTATAGTAACTGGAACATCAGCCACACTTATAACTCTTTCTGCTCTCTGTATATCGTCATTCCACACAGATCTTTGGATTAGGATATTATCGTACCTTCTTTTGGTAGTATCATCTTTGACGCTATCTTGCTGTATAGTTATCACAGGTAAGATAATATTGTTTTCCTGGAAGTATTTAGCTATCGTCCTTTCAGGGGCAGCATGGATAGATTTAACTCTCTGTAACTTATTTTCCCCATCAACGTAGGATATATTACCAAAAGACACTAGCATAGCTCTTAATAACTCTTTATATACTATGGGGGATAGCGTAGAATTACTGGTAGCCTCTAAAGCGAAACTTTTAAATTTCTCATAGGCAGATCTACCCACTATAGATGGTGTAGTTCCAGCGTATTCCGTAGTCTCTGCTAGAACTTCCGCTATAGTCTTACCTGTGTATACATCTTCTCTATCCGTCAAGGTTCAGATACCCCCCAAGATCATTACTACGCTCTGGTACATCCTCGTTATGGATTTCTTCAGTATCACGAAGGAGTCTAGCAGAGCAAGCCATGTGGTAAACCCCATATAGTTCAAAACTATCTTCTTGAACTTCAAACACTTCATACTTTTGGTTCTGAAATTTAGGCTCAATTATGTCCCCAGCAATAGGGATTCTATGTAAAGACTGTGTAATATAAGACTTATTAAAGATAAAGATTTGATCATTAGTTAATTCCAGACCAAACTCACTTAAGGATTCTTCTAGGACAGTCGGATCGTAATGTCCATGAACCAATAAGGGTTCTGAATCTATAACCTTACTACGACTCTCTAAATATACATCATCGAAATCTTCTGAGCGTCTAAATTTATAATAAAGTAGTTCAGAGCCCCCCAGTCTTATGATTTCATCGTCAACCAAGTTAAATAAATTAATATCATTGTTGGTTTGATCAAATAAACTAAGCTTCGTCCCCCCCAGAAGCTCTGGAAGGGGTGGCATAGGAGTACTTACTGTATATTTTTTATTTTTAGCCATTAGTATGTACTAAATCTCGGGGGTTCTTCAATCTCCTTAATAAGCTCCATTTTAAGAGCCTCTTTCTCCTTCTCCCCCTCTCCTATAAGGGCAGCACCATTCATCTGAGTACCACCAGCAGGACTGGGAATTAAAGAGTATTTACTTCGTATCTCACCTAGTAATATTTTAGCACAAGCTAAAGTATATTTTTGTACCCAGTTTAGGTACGCTGGTGGCATAGTATTTGTATCTAGATGCCTATACTGTAAGATAATAGGCTCTGGAGTTGTCGTAGGGGGAGGAGTAAGTTGTATATACTGATTATTAATTATATCCCATGATCCATCTTGCCCTAATATCTTTCTAGTCATCTCCATATTAGCTTGGAGAAGATAGTAATCTCCAATACTAAAGTTATTAAAAAGATAATTGTCCTGGAAATATTTAATAAAGAAGTCAAATTCCAGAGTCCCTGCTTGTGCTTGGATGCTTAACAAAGACTTTTTGTATACAACATTAACTAAATTATTCAGAACCCATGGGGGCATAGTGTATAAATTCACACCAGCGGAACCATCAAAGACAGCAAACTGTGTAGCCCAATAAGGAGTATGATAATCTAAAAGAGTTACGGACTCATCAATACAAGTTTTAACTTGGTATGGGGTAAGCTCTACCCTGACAATAGGATGACCCATTCTAGCTAGAACAAAACTATTTATTTGCTCCTCAAAAGGATTTAATTCTATAGCATCTGATTCAGTAGTTTTATTTAATGTATCTGGATCAATATAACCTAAAGGTTTATTATCTAGTATATTATTAGCTATTGGGTCAGTAACCCCTGTCTGCCCCCAGGTGGTGATTATTGGATTACCTATTGTTGCCATTATTTAATTTTCCTTTAGATGATTTTTTAGTACGCTTTTGCTTAGTACGCTTTTGCTTAGTAGGTTTAGGTTTTTCATTAATTAGTTTAATATTTGGATAATCTAACTCTACACTGGATTCAAATACCTGCTGTGGTCTCACCTCTAGTATATCTGATCCTATGTAAAGAAGCATTTTAAACCTACATGTGCTTTTATATGTATACATTTCCTACTTTATATAGCCTTAAAAGAAAAATAGAGTGAGGACTTTTTTTAGCCCTCACTCTATGTTATCTTAAACTGTAGTGTCTAGTTAGACTTAGACATTACCGCTGCCAAAGTTAGTGGCACTTTCGGTCCATCCACCAAGCAGACCACCAGGACCAGCAAAGCGAATAATACGATAGAATCTAGCTTCTGGCGTAATAGCAGCTTTGCCATACCGAGTAATCAGACCCTTACGAGGTTGGAATGTGTTAGGATCAATGACCTTCGGCAGACCTTGAAGAGGAATGTATGGAGCGTATATATAGCCAGCATCCATAGGACTGCTACCTTTATATCCCATCATGATTTCATCTTCTGGGTACAGAGGATCAACATACAGATCATAACGACCCATGAACTTGCCGACATAAGCGATACCATTCTTGCTCATGTTAGTAGGTCCGTCAGCACGATCAATACCACCTTGCAGTTTAGCGGAAGACTCAAGAAGAGATGCAACCACAGGAGCGCAAAGAAGCCAGTTACCCGCACCACGCTGAGTAGACTTATAAATATCTTGTGAGGCAATGTTAATCAGAGCCAGCAAGTTAGCATAAGTATCTCCAACATGACGAGGAGCAAAGTTCAGAGCCGAAGAGGTCCAATCCATAAGATAAATATTATTCCTAGTACCTCTAGGGTTAGTAGGAAGACTAGCAGGGTTATTTTGGAAATCGCCAAAATTACTATCAACATTAGTACCAGTGTTGGTAAAGTTGTTGGAGTTTCCCCAATCAAGGTTCTGTCTGTTGAAAGGACCAACAGTGCTAGTAACATCATATGCAATCATACGAATGTCTTCAATAAGTTCACGATCAATCTCAAGACGAAGTTCGGAACTAAGAAGATCCGTAAGTTCGCGCTCTAAATCAAGGTTGTGATAAGCCTTAAGGTCTTGAGAAGCCTCAAGAGTCCAAAGGGCTCTCATCTTACGGGTTCTAGCAACAACAGGCTGTTGCTCGATGTGGAAGGTCATATCAGGAATTCCAGTACCAGTAAGAAGTTCGCCAGCACTCATGGAGAATCCCCATGTAGATCTATCCGCAGCCCAGGCTGGGAAATCAGCAATCTCGCCACCATAGGTAGCAGAAGCGTTTCCAGCCTCACCAGCACCAAGATTCATATCAGAAAGGTCATAAGTAGTACCAGTATCAATAGAATTACCAAGTCCACCAATTTGAGAAGTCTCAAGACCGCCCCAAGTAAGGTTGTACTTGCTGTAAAGGGTGCGCTCTTGGGCACCATTAGCATTTCTGTCAGATCCAAGGTAGAACACCTGGGAAACAGGGCCGCTCATGGGCTGAACGCCACAAATCTTGTTGGCAATCAGTTCGGGGAACACCCGTCGAACGAGAGGGAAAGCGAATTTCTGAAAAGTACCCATAGACTGAGTAGTAGTTTGTTCCTCATCAAGTCTTTCGGTCATGATAGACTTAGCTTGGTTTTCCAGAAGTTGTGCCGTAACTCTCTGAACATAAGAATCTTCAATGTCCTCAAGAACGGGAGCCCACTTCTCTAAAGTAGCATTGTCAGCCCCTGGTTCCATAATGTCATCATTAATCATAATATAAAATCCGTATCAGTTAGTTTTTAGAGTCAGGCATGAAAGCCATAACCTCTTCGGTTAAGAACGGATTACCTAATGTATTTACAGGTCGTTTGTCCGTTATTGGATTGTCCACATTTTCAGTAATAATAATAGCTTTCTCGGTGGACTCGAAATCGCTATTAACCTCTTCTTCAAGATTCACCACGGAATCCTGAAGTGTATTGTTTTGTTCAGTAAGAACTTCCATTTTATCTTCGTAGTTAGTTAGAACCCTATCTAATCTATTATTCTCTTTAATAGCTTCAGATAATTCATAAGCAAGAACTTCGTTGTCCTTCTCTACCTTTTGTATATCTTCGCTAACTTGAGACACCACGGGGTTCAAATCATCACGATCTATTTCAAATGCAAGCACAGTCTTAATATCCTTAAGGGCTTGAGCATCACGATAAATCTCATGAGACTCAGAAAGCTCTTCCAGAGCAGCCTCTTGGACAGTATCCATTTGATGACGAAGGAATGCGTGGACTTTATTCGTAAGCATATCCATCTCTTCATCAAGTCTTTCGGAAATAATATCTTGCATAACCTTTGCAATCTCCGAAATAAGCTCCTCACTCATTCCTTCGGGCAGTAAGTCTGCAATATCTTTTACTTTGTCTGACATAATTAAGTCTCCTATCTGTTTATATGTATGCACTCTACATTATTAGAGGTGTTTTTTATTATTTTTTGTTTCCCTGTCCTGCTTGATTTGGGCCTAGTTTAAATTTTATTGGCTTTCCTGATTTTACTGCGGCTTGATGCTGTCTTATAAACTTCTTAGGCTGATTTTTGATACTTCTAACTTCAGTCTCCATTAACTTATCTCTCATAAAGTTAACGAATTGGGTGGAAGAGTTTTGTTGTTTAGCAGCAGCAGCTTTTTTCCTCTCACTAGCATCTGCCCTTTTAGCTGCTAAAGAAACTGTTGCTTGTAAATTTTGATGTCCTTGGCGAGATAAGGAGTTTCCTGTAACCTCAGGCTTTTGGACAGCCCTAGCGGCTATTTCTTGCGTTTTAGCCGCTACAGAAACTCTATTAGTCTGTCTGGGTCCTTGAGGGCTACCGCTTTCCATCATTAACTCTTCCTTAAGAAGAGTAGTAAAGTTCTTAACCTTTTGAGCTTCTGGGTATACTGTATCAATAATCTCTTGAATTTGGGTAGACTCAGTAAGACCAGGGAAAGCTCCCCTAGTTGAAGGGTCTGCCACTATATCCCAAGTAATTAACTTAAAGTCTTCGTTGACATATCTCTTACCGTCCGTCTCTTCAGTTACCGTACCCATTCCACGGGAGGATATTCCAATTTTTACACCACCTTCAATAAGAGCCTTAGCCACTTTACCAGAAGGTGTGTCTAATATTTCAGCTTCACCAATAACCTCATTACCTTTCATATTAAGTCCAGTAATAAGGTGAGATACATTAGAAAGCCTAACTGAATCATGTTGTGGGTGATCAAGCTCTCCCATCAACCTTCTTTCATTCATAGCAGTAGCAAGTTTAGTAACTTCCCTTTCCAAGAGGGGCTTTTTATAAATTCGTTTGTTATTATTTTCCTCGTCTGCTCTTTGAAAGCACCCACTAATCTTCATAGGTCCAGGTCCTCTACCTTCATTAATAACCTGTAGGTTCTCAATAATAAATACATCTTCTAATAATTGCATATCTTATCCTTTAGTTTTTTTCTTGTACTTCTTACCCTTACGAGCTTCTCTTCTAGATTTAGCAGAAAGCTTCTTAGCTTTCTTTCCTGTGTACTTATGACCAACTCTTGCAGCGTGGTCTTTAACTGATCCCCATTCAGCACTAGGGGTAGCACTTCCTGGTGTAAATCCTTTTGCTATTCTTCCGCTCACTACAGACTCTGAATCTGTACCACCATGAGTTCTTTTGGAGATAACATAAAGTCTTCTAGCTCCTTTAGTAGAAAATATGTGTCCTGGTCCATGGGAACTTAAAGCTTTTTTAATAGTAGGGTATACTTTTACCCTACCCTTAATAGCTAAGTCGCCAGTCTTACTCTTGGTCTTATACTTACCTCTACCAGAGGGGTATCTGCTACTCTTCTTTTCGTTAAGCAGTTTAAGTATACTTAATATTTCCACTTCTTTTCCTTCTTCTTCTTTTTTTCTTATCAGGCTCTCTTAGGGGGGTATACTTGCTAGTCCTAGTGGTAGTTCCACCACCACCCATACGAGGAGCTATACCCATAGTAGTAGATATCCCTGCCATCTCTGAAACTAAGGAACTTAACTTATTAATAGTTTCAACTAATTCCTCTCTGAGACTAATAATTTTCTCTTGAAGAATTTCTTGTTCAGCTAGTAAAGGCTCCTTAACGGTTTCCCGCTTAGGAGCCTCACCCATACCAAAGGATTCTTGGAGAACTTGATCAATCATAGAGTTGGATACGGGAACTTCAGATATATCAACATCTGTAACAGGTAATTCAGAAGGAGTAGATTCTACAGGTGTAGATTCTCCCTCATTTATTTTACCAGATTCCATTAAAGACTTAGCAAAGTCTCCAATGCCTATTCCCGCCTCATCTAATCTGCCCATTACTCGTCGTCTTCGTCAGCTTCTTCGTTGGTAGCTTCAACAATAAGACCAGCTTCAGAAAGAACACCAAGAATTTCTTCTGCGTTCTCAATAATGAAAGACTCTTCAACTTGCTCAGAAATGAGACCAGCTTCCGAGAAAACTTCCATCATAGAGGCAGCATGCTCTTGAAGGGCTTCATCAGTAAGCTCATACTCACCAAGATCAGACTCACAAAGGGGGCAACAACTGTTCTCAGCAATAACCTCTTCAGAATCTTGAACCTCTTCCTTAGCTTCAACCTCGCCACTCTTTACTTTTTCCTCAACACGAACACCAACCATGTCCCAACCACGGGACTCAAGTAGCTGGCCTACAAAATCATCACTTACTTTAGTACGAAAATCCATTTTTAATTCTCCAATTAATATGTTCGGGTGTATACCCGTCTGTTAATATGTATAATAGAAGATCTATAATACATTGAATTTTTTAAAAATTGCCAAAATCTAAGGGGCTCCAAAGGTTAAGAACTGCTTTGGGAAAGTAGGCATTATTAAAAGTTTAGTGTAGCTTAAACCATTTCCTGACTCATTAGCTATGTAAGTTGGATATCCTGTATATGACGTAGGGGTTATAGAAATTAAAAACCCAGACACATCGTATCCTGGTCTATAAAAGTCCTGCCATGTATCCACAGTGCCTTTACCAGATATAGTACCTAAATCATCTAAATCTCTAACTTCTCCATAAGAAGGGAATCCTTTGGCTTGTAATCCCCCAGCAAAAGAAACTGATATAGTAGGGTCATCAATACCCAAATCTAATCCTAATGGTATAGAAGACTTTCTAACCGCTAAATCTAGATCGGGAACCTTGAACTTATCTTCATCAGTAATATCCTCAAACTCTAAGGTAGGTCGTATCTCAGTTCCCCATTGAACAAAATCGTTCTGATCTAAAAATTGGAAAAGTTTACTATCAGAGTATGGACTTCTAACAAAAAATAGTCCAGGTAATAAATCAGAAAACATATAGAACTCACCAGGAGGATATGCCCATAATGTTGGTGCTGCTGGAGATGCTTTAGGCTCATTCACCGTAGCTCCCTCTATTCTAATCTTCTCTACGAAATCAGCCCAAACATCTGGTGATGCTGTATTGGTTTCCGCTCCACATCCCCTACCATCATTAAATCTATGCACAGGAAGTCCACCAGCGAAAACTGTATTTGATCCAGTTGTAGGTCCAGGTACCCCAGGTGGGTTCGACCCAGGAGGGTATAAAGGGGACCTCCCCAAAGGGTGCGTATCGAATCCATCCCCCGCTGGGGTAAGGTTGTCTCGCCATAACCCACACGGACCCGTAGCACCGTCTCCAGTGCCGTCCGTTACGGCTATAGGTCTACTGTTGACAAGTACAGTGCTTTCAATTCCCTTGCCGTCTCGTCCAATAGGAGCGAAATCGTGATCACATGTGTCATCCATTCTTGCTACTTGTGGCATTTTAAGGTAACTCTCCTGGAGGGATAGGAACATGCCCCTCTTTAACACTTAATTTATAATCTTCTTTATCAAATGGAATTACAAAATCAGTATTGCCTAACCAATTTACAGATCTAAACTCTTTAACTTTAGGGTACTTATCATTTACTATACTACTAAATGCAGGTTTACCCATACTCAGAAGAGATTTAAACTTATCAAAATTCAAACATTCTCTATGTAAAAATTTCTTCTGAGGAGTATCCATCCTATCATATATTTCAAACCAATAAACAGTCTTATTAGCGGGTAATTGGTAATCTGCTTTTAGCATTCTAGCTAATTTATATACTTGCCTCTCCCCCCACTCTATTCTTTCTACTGGCTGGCTGCCAGACCTGTACAAATTATGTTCAGATAATGATTTAGTAGCCATAGAGTATTGAACACCTTGATTATTAGCTACATATTGGTTTATTCCCCTATCAGGATAAGCTAAAGTTTCTTTTATAAAAGTGGGATGCCAAGTATCTGACCCAAAAGTATCTGGGCTCATAAATAATTTTATTTCTCTTACCCCATACGAAGTAGATTTAGATATATTATGAGTAATAACATTAGCAGTTATATCCGTAGTGTAAATAGCTATAGTTTGTGGGGCTCTTCTGGCTATCACAGGAAGAGCTATATTTTGTTGGTCTTCCTCATCAAATAGATCTAATACAAAGTCTTTGAAGGTAACCTCTATAGTCCCATCATTTTCAATGTAACTAAGGATAGGATCATTTATATCTAGATACACTTCCAAGGAAGGGAATGCAGCACCAGACCCATCAATACTAACATGAGAATTTCTATCCGCTGCACTATCTAGGTATTTGTAAGTAGCAGTACTCCTAGCTACAAAAGGATTAATCCTCTCTAGATCATTAACTGTTCCTGGTTGTAAAGCTAGAAGATATATATTCTTTCTATCCTTAGTTACTCCATACCTCTCATCAACTCTTAATATTTCATCAGTAGTAACTTTTAAATTAATATCATATCTATCTCCTAAAAGATAGAGTAGTTTCTGAAGCACTTCTGTACTAAGAATACCTGCCCTTTTTATTGAACTATGCACTGGAATCTCTGCTATGCTTCCATCACTTTGAGTTATTCTTTGTATGTCCCCATTACTCATGGTAATGCGTAGATTCCCCTCCCAAACAATGGTATCGTAATTGGAATAATAGAATATAGTAGTAGCTCCTGTAGATGTAGTAACAGGAAATCCCTTACTTAAATCAGTAGCTAGGGTCTTCCAAGTTCTCATACGCTCTGCTACTCTAATCTGATCATATTGTGCAGGATCCAAAGGCCAAACTTTCTGTGTGGCTAGTTGTATAGCAGAAGCTTCATTATAGAGAGTATCTAATCTACTTATTGGGGCATAAGATCTAGTATCTATATACTCCTCTGTATCCTGATTCCTTATAATCCTATCTAGCAACTGAATTAACTCTACTACATTGAAAGAGTCTAGTCTATTAGAGATTATAAGATTTCTAATAGAACTTAAAAAGAACCTCTTTAAGGGTTTACCTGTAGCATCTCTAGCTAGGTTTAACTTTAGAATAATATCATCATTAATACTCTTCTCTAAATTAGAATCACTTAGATCAGTGAATGGGTTATCGCTATATTGAATCCTCCCTCTAATTATATCTAATGATGCTCTGATTCCTACATGTACCCTAGACTTAAATAAATCCTGTCTTAAATCTCCTCTTTGAACCCCAACAAACTGAGCATTATTTTTAATTACTAAGTTACTAGAAGATTTCTCATAGATAGGATTACCCGTACCCCCAGCCCCATAAATCCTATTGAATGCATTCACAGACCCATAGGAAGATTGAGCCCCTTCTTCAGCGTCACAATTTCCATCACATGTATCATCATCATAATAACCTAAACTATAACAATCAGGTTTATCATTCACATCAACACAAGAAACTGTTATAGCTGTACATTTTTGACCCTCTGATCCTCCCCCTTTCGATTCATCTGTCCCACCCACACCTGTAGAGTCTGTCAATTTTGTACTTCCCCCCCCAGTAAAGATGCCCCCTCCCCCATCTATACCTCCTGCTCCAGTATCATCTATTATATACGTAGCTCCTCCATCAAAGAAGCCCCCACCTCCATCATCATCCACTCCACCAGGATCACCAGAACCAATACAAGTATAGCACTCTACGGTACAGGGAGGGGGAGGATCATCTTTACATTCGATGTCACATTTAGTTTGAGAATCGTAATAACCCTCCTCTATACAGTCTTGGTTACAGTTAATAGTAACTTTTTTGCACGGTTGACCATACTCCGCACAATTCCAACATCTTTTAGGGCAGCCCTGATCACATTTTTTCTTCCTTTTAAAACTTCCTGGGGGACATTTCTCATTTACTTTCTTTACGCTCTTTTGACAACACCCCTTAGGTTCTACTTTATCTGGACACTTCCAACACATGTCTGCATAGGGATCAACGCATCCTGCTGCACAATCTTCTTGTGTCTGATCACATTCTTCAGTACAATCAGTAACTAAGGTATCATAGCAAGTCTCATCTTCTATCTTACATTCAGGACATAAATACCTACACTGGTCATCACAATCCTTTTTCTTCTCATAGCAATCATCTGGACATTCGCCGTCATCCTTTCTATCACAATCCTGTTTACAACAGCCCGTTCCCATAGTATCAGGACATTTCCAGCATTTCCCTGGCGGGGTTAATGGTACCACTGGTGTATCTTCCCCACCAGGGGGTCCAGGTTTCCAACGACAGTCGCCGTTCCCAAAAGGCCCAGAATCGGCAGATTTACATTCCCACTTCTTTTTATAACAGTTATTACAAATCTCATAACCATTCATATCTTGAGATTCCCATGGGAAACAACCAAAATTAGAATCAGACTTACAATCAGTATTTATCCACAACTCTCTATCTGTACAATCACCACCAAACCCACCACCACCAGCATCGCAAGGGTTACAATCAGTACAAGGAATATCAGCAGTACCAGCACCTATGCACATATACCCCTTGCAATCAACAGGATCATGCCCACAACAAGCTTTATCCTGCTCACACGGACTTCCAGGACCAGCCATCCCAGGCTTGCATACCATACATCCAGTACCTGGATTAACCACACAATCCTTCTCAGTACCATCACAAATTTTAGGAATCTGTACTGTACAATCTGTACACCCATTAGTTTCGTTAAATATTACATCTTGCCAATTTGCTGGAGGAGAGCATTGACAGTAGGTAGTAAATCCAGGGCATCCTCCATCGTCATCGTCATCAGGAGGAATAACTATACCATTACCTCCAGGAGGACCATCACCAGGGGGCAAATCACCAGGGTCTTTGAGCCAGCAAGTTATAAAATTTGCCATAACGATTTTAGGATAAGGTTACTGTATTATTAATCCCAGCATTTGTCAACATGTCACCAGTATAGTTCTCTGGATACCCCATAACTTCAAATTTAACAGTTGGATAGGTACACCAAGCACCTTTAAACATATTATGCACAGTTCCATAACCTCCCAACTTTCTAACAAAATCTCTAGTAGCAACACTATATTTCTGAGGTTCAAATCCAGTAGCATGAGTTACGAATACTTTACTAAAAATGTGTGAAGTTCTATATGCAGAAGGGGGAGATGCTGCCGCAACATAACTTAAATCACAATGTGAACCTCTAAAAGGTTCTGTATGTCTCCACATACAAATAATATCAAAAAAGTCTGGATATTTATCAACATATAACCCCTGAGGCTGTGTCCACCAAGCCCCATCCTCCTCCCGATCTATTTGGTGGTCCGTGTCTGAATAGTTACCATACTTATCAGTAGACACAGATACCGCACAATTAGCAAAAGAAACATTCACATTGTAATCTGCCATCCATGGGACATTAACTTTGTCCAGGTATATCCTTTTCTTAACTAGCATACACATAGTTCCAGTCCTACCGTCATTATACTCTTTTTTATTATAAGTCACAGTCTGAGAAACTCTACCACCATATAAAGAATCCCAAGAAGCATCGGCAGCTAATGGATAGTTATTATTTCTTTCATCTTGATAGAAATAAAAGAATCTATCATTTTGCTGTTGTCCACCATCTGCGGTATTAGTAGCCCAATCAGCAATTTCCCAGTCAGGAAAGGAAGGTACATTACCAAACATACTTGGGGGAAGAGGACCTGAAGCTTTAAGATAGTCTGTAATAGAAGTTTGATCATAAGCAGTTAGTTTAGATGTAGGATCATTACTATCACTGGCTAATCTAGCCATAACACCTTCAGGACCATACTTAATACCCCCAAACACAAACCCAGACCCAACAGGGCGCGGGTTATTTGGTATGGAAGGTATACTAGCTATTACATGATTTCTTAATTTAGTAGCAGTGTCCCGTAACTCTTCTTTGCCTACCGCTGGGTTAGCTAAAGATAGGGGTGGACTAGCTCCAGCAACCCCAGCCCTTTCATTGTAGGTAAGTTCTGCTGTACGGAAGAAGGGTCTAATATCTAAAATATCATTTCTAGTTATAAGAGGCTCCCCTTTACGAACAAATATATACGCTATAGGCAGAACTGATTGTCCAACTAATTGTAAGCTACTTTTAGAAATCCCGTCCGTTATATAAGGAGCTAAGTTTAATAGATCATCAGGACTTGGGAAATTAGAAAAGTAATTAGATAATCCCATCTGAGTTTGGTTTTGGTCTCCTATTGGGGAGGAGATTTGCGGATTCATATTAAGATCAAAGGCACCAGAAGCATTGAAGAAACTAGTAGGATCATTCTCAGAAGAAGTCCATGTACTAGATTCAAAGAAAGAAGTATCTATATCTTGACCAGCAAACGCTCCCCTTCCACCAAGAGCAATAACTCCTGCACCCTTAACTATACCTAACTGAGGAGAAGTTATAGTAGTTAAAACACTACCATTAGGTTTAAGAATTGCAGTAGTTGCATCATCAATTGGTTTAGTATATAGGAATAATAGATCTACCCTTACTGATGGTACATAAATAGAATCATTTTGATAATCTGTGGAATCAAAACTTGGCACCTCAATGGATAAGGTATTAGGAACATTAACAAGAGCAGTACGGAAAGGGGCACCATAAACTCTAGTAAACTCAACCGCTAATTGTTGTAGATCTACATGAGAATTATAATCATTACCTATATTAGTTACCGTGGTTCCTTGCTTCCACAAAGCAAGTTTAATTTTGGGGAGATCAAATACCCCTACTTTATTATTTTGGGCAAATTGGGTATGTACAGAATTCCAATCTATATTATTTAATAGATTAGGGGCAGTTACATGATGTTGCAGAACATCATACAACCCATTATTAGCCAAGTAACTAGTTATAGTAACTCCCGCTAATTTCTTTATAACATCTTCAGGGGTAGTTATAGTTATCTCCGTCGTTAAGTTAGAATCAATAGATCCCACAGCCTTCTTAACTATTGAAGCTATACCTTTATTATAAGCATCATTTACTCTCCCCATAAATCTACCTGGAAGAACCTGAACATTTCTAGTATCTCCAGTTGCGTCAGGTCTTAACTCATCAAGATCTGCTCTAGAAGTCCCACCACCAGAAAGAGCCCCTGTCAACCCAACTTGATCTTTTAACCAAAGAATATTAGATTGTAATTCCTGTAAAGGAATATTATCTACTTCCCAGTAGTAAGGATCATTTGCTTTAAATAATCTAATTGGGTCTGTAAAAGGGTGGGAACTAGGCTTATAACTCTTTTGCCCTTGCCCCTGTCCATCTGCGAAAAAATCATGACTCATTATAAATCTCTATCTAGATCAAATATATTAGTAGAACGGAATCCCATTCCATATCCACTTACGCTCGGGCTAGAAGGCATAAAGCCTTCTCCATTCGTGGTAACTTTTGCTTTGTATATATTAACCAATCTCTTTCTACCACTATAGTCTGTACTACAATGTCTAGCATTGTCGAAAGTATCGGCAAACGATTCATCCAACCAAACATTTACTTCATTGGTAGGCTGCATTAATCCTTTAGTAGCGTACCCCCTCCCAGAAACCGTCATCCCGAATACAGGAAGATCAGAAGCATCTAACACTACATCTGTCGGGTAGTAATACCCACTGGTAGCAAAAGTACTAGTATCATTAAGCACTGTTAGTAACTCTGGGTATATGCCACTTACTTCCATATCAGCAGAAACTGCCCCTGACAATGCATATCCTTGAGCTAAGTGTTGATAAGGTCTAGTATCTTCAGGCACAGCACCATTATCAGAGGTAGCATACGACAATGCTTTAGCCCCAGGATGGACTGAAAAGAATAATCTAAACGGTCCTCTATTCTTATATGAAGGCTCCCCGTAAGTACTAGCATTACCTGTTCTAGCCAATTGAATATTGGGCATTAAGTTAGTTAAAGTACTTGCAATATCCACACCACTACCAAAGTGGTCAAGAACAGAAAGAGTTCTGGTATCAGGTGTACCAGAGAATGCAGTATAGCCCACAGCACTAGAATCATCCCCCAAACCTAACTCAGTTCCTGAAGCAGTATAGAACGATCTAGGACCTGTGTAACCATTCAACGATGGGTAGACACCACTTACTGTTGAGTAACTAGCATTTAGCTTAGAGGAATCTTGTATATTCCATATAAACAAATCATTACATCCAGCCACACTAGCAGACGGATCAAAGTATGATTGATCCGAATTTACATATGCTGTTGGGAAGTGAACATTTTTAACAAAAACTTCACTATTTCCAGTAGCCTTAACACACACCCCACCCCTAGAAAGATTATCGCGTATATACTGACCAGAGGAAGGTGCGTATTCATTCGCAGCATCAGATATTAAAATACGGTAACAACTAAGGTTAAGGTCTTCAGTACTCTTCATATTACCAAAAGTGGTATTTAACTTCCAGTCTCTAATATTAACATTATCAACTAAATTACTGTGGGCCATACTATTTAATTGAGGATTTGGAAAAAACTGTAGTCCTCCCCTGGCGCATATAGCAGACACCCCTGTAGGGACCGTGTAATCCGCTGTATCACTTTCTGATGGGGGCCAATGAGTTTCAAATCTACCGAGATCTTCAAATATTAATTTAGAGTTATTATTAGCTACAGCGCATGCTCTAGTAGAGTGAAGCTCTAATATAGTATCAACCGCTAGAGTACCCCAACCAGAAATATCGTAATGAGAATTAGTAAAATCTAGAACAGGACAAGCTTTTATTGTAGACCCATTTTCCGCTAATAAGTCCACCCCATACTGAATTATTTCAGTAGGACCATGTATATAAACTTTAGATCCATTTAGTGCGGCTATACCAGCAGACCTTTGCTGTACACTAAAATCTGTAGGTCCAATAATAGCATTCATCATACCATCTTGAGCATTTCCTATTAACTTACATACACCACCATCGTTAACTTGTATTGCGGCACCTTTAATAGATCCATCATTAACACCTATACCTGTAGTAAGTATAGAAGGACATGTGAGTTCTGCATGGGAATTATTAATTTGTATACTAGGTAAGTGATTTCCTATATGATCAGTACCAAAGGAATCATTAAATACCTGCTTACTGTATATTCTATAAATAAAGTTAGAGCCACCACCACCCTGGATACCAGAGAAATCTGCTGGATAATCAGGACCGTAATAAGATCCGTCTGTTAATACTAAATGTCTTCCATTTTTATTATGGACAACAGGGTAAGAATTTCTAACGGTTTCATTCGTAGAATATAACGGAGCCCCTGTTGACAAAGTATTCTGATTATAATTTTTATTAATTATAAAATTAGATCTAGTTAAATCTATACCCTCTTTAGCACCATTCTCATTATTAAAATATTCGGTTCTTATATCACTACCAAAAGCTTTTATATTAACTTCATTATTGTATACATCAGTATACCCGTTCATTGAATATTTGGAGTTAACAGAATACAAACCATAGTTATTGTAACCTATCTCAACAAAAGATTTATATTTAAGTTTACCTAAACCCAATGCTCCAGTACCCGCCTCAACAGGATCCCCCCCTTTAAGGGTAGAGTTTGTTAGATGTATTCCATAGGTATGAAAATATGAAGCAAGACCACCACAAATACCCTTACAGGCAGACAGTGAAGCATCTCCCTTACTAGGACTATAGGTAATTTCACTATTAGAAGCTTTTATTCCATAAGTTTCGTATAAAGAAGGACCATCAGTACCCCAAATAAGTCTAGTAGCAGTATCATAATTTCTTATTGACAGATTTCTTCTGGCTAACTCAACTTTAGAATTAACTAGTTCATATCCTGCCAAGGTGCATCTCATAGCACCACAATCCTCTATAACCACACCATTACTGTTATACACACCAATTCCTATATCAGTATCAAATGTGTCCGAAGTATCATTATACCCATCAGCTATGAAGCCTCTAATGTATATCGGGCCATCACAATTTTGAAGCTTAATCTTAGAGAATTTATTAGCAGTTATTATACCGTTAAATAATTGCCCCTGTTCTGACGTAACCCCCCTAGGGAGAGATCTATCACCAACGCTGCTTGAAACATCCTTAAGTACAGTTTCATCATCGTATTCATGATTGGGGGTATATGAGGCTGGAACTATTGGAGAAACATATACAATGTTAGAACTTCTAAATATTTCTGCCGTAGCCCCCCCAACAATACCGTATCCAGTCTTATCAGGAACTAAGCTACCTGAAGTTAGTGTAGCCGCATAGGATAAGTTTCTATAGAATCCAGCCGTTCCATTAGCGGGGAATAGATCTGCTGTATTTGCGGATACAGATAATGCACTAGCATTTGTTAAAAAGTTTACTGGTCCCGCACCCGAAAGTTGGTTGGGTATACCGTGAATACTGTCTGAATCATTATCCATCCGTACTGTAGTATTAGTTTTGAAATCAGAGTGTACGTTAACCCACTCCAACATAGGGGCAAACCCTCTGTTAATAATCTCTAAAGCCCCATCTTCCTCACACTTAATATTATTAAGATTTAGCTCGCCCATATCTCCACTAACAGCCACCTCTATAAGAGTAGGCATTCTAATTATCTCTGGGAGAGCTTCCACAGCAGCAGAGACCGAGGTAAACACATTTGCACTAAGAGCTAAATGAGTAGGTACAGAAGAGGACACCACAAGTGCCATAGAAGGTACTGCGGATAAATGATAACCAAACCTTTCCCACAAGTAAAAAGTTCTCTCCTCTAAATCATAAGAAGGGAGATTGTCTTGTTCCCAATTATAGAAAGAAGAAGAATCGTGCTTGGTAACAAAAGGGTTCCAGTAGTTGAATATATCAATACCACCAGAAACGGTATATAAGTCGTTTGAGTTGAAGGCCATTAGAACTGTAGGGTCCAGCGGAAGATGAGACTAAAATCACTAGTCTTTGTTATTTCTGTAAAGGGTCTATAGGCTGCTAGAATTGGGTTAGGGGTTACACTCCCTCTAGGATTTCTCATAAATAGTCCAACCTCGTTTAAAGTCTTCCCATTTAAAGTATCCCTATCTAACACTAAAGTATACCTTACAGATGTGCTTGTTACTTTATGTATATTACTAAAACGAATTCGTGCAAAAGCTCTAGTAGATCCTAAGATACTTCCATCCTCTATAGGATAATAATCTTCTAATACGAGTCCTGTGTCAGATCCCCAATCAGCCTCACCTAAAATAGGGGCTCTAAGCTGGAAGGTTGATGTTCCATAATCAGTAGGATCAGTAACCCCAGAACCAACTAAAAAGTTAACAATCTGATAATCCACTATACTAGTTCCACCAGAGGCAGCAAATAGATGAGAGAATCCTACTGCCATCCCAGAAGTAACGACATTATTTTCGTCAAAGTATAATTCTTCTGACCCATCTTCATATTTTTTGAAGATTGTCAGATGCCCAGTAGGGTTCATTGCTTGTTTATTATTCATTATAAGTATTTAGACCTCTCATCAATCAGTACTATTCTTTTCATCCTGTCACCGATAAAGTAAATGTATTAGAGAATGTAGACCCAGCCTTAGGGGTAACGAATCCCCCTCTAGGTTCCCATTGGTTATCGTCTCTAGACCAAAATTCAGGTAATATATTAGAAGCTAGATTTATTATATCTGGATGAGCAGAAGAAGCGTAACTTTGTAGGAATGGGTCATACATACAAAGGGCACCACTTAACATAGCCCAATCACTTCCAAGCGCACTTTCTTTTAAAGAACCAGAAGGACAATATATAGGTCTTGCTAACATGTTAACTCCAGCATAGGTCCTCCTAGCTAAACTTGGCTCATCATCTCTAAGTACCCACAAAGTAAACTCAGCATTTCCTGCATGATCAGTACTCGAAACCACACCACCACTAACATCAGGGGGATTATCTCCTGAACCTTTAGGGTAGTCATCATCTTGTGTTGTACAAACCACCCAGCCATTACCAGCAGACTGATCGAAGTTTACGGTAGCATTAGATTCACCATCTGGGTGGCTGGGCAACGGGTAGGAAGAAACTTGTACATTTGAGCTTTTATCCCTTAAAGAGATTCTAAAGTATTGAGAAGGGCCATAATCACTACCAGGACCACCAGATAAGACCATACCACCACTAGAGGGAGAGGGATCTTGTACCTTTACAGAGAATAAAGTGTATCTCTTGATAGGGAAATAATCTAATGATCCGTCTGCGAAATACTCTCCCTCCAAATCCGTTCTCATATAAGGAATTTTAGTTTCTGGGCTCGCATGGCCGGGGTGTGGTTCTACATTTATATCAGAGGCATAACTAGAAGTTATGTAATGTACCCTAAGGGGACGACCCCTAGAGTCTGTTGCGCTTGAATCTGGTAAATTCAGTATAGGTTGATGGAAAACATGTGAGTTTGATACCCATGTGCCACTACTAGGAGTATCAGGCCAAGTAAGATTCCTATTTACATTTTTTGATAACTGTTCCGGTGGATTATTTGGGTCGTTAGGCCACATGGGACTCCATTTATCGGTCCCGTTCCATAAGTTTTCGTCCATAGCACTAACTAACGAGAAGCTACTAACTCCTTGGGCACTTAAATCCACTCTTTCATAATTTCCTGATATACTTATTGTTCCTGTAGTAGCATTCAGAGATTTGATATATATTTTTGGATTATCCCCAGAGATAACATACTCCCCTTGTGAAACCTCGTTCCCACCAGAGTCAGTCATAAGCCAATCATCGCCAGAAACAAGATTCCCTCCAGCCGAAGTCCAATACCAATAACAGGGCTCATTCAGGCTGGGTAATCCAAATCCTGAGTCTCCATGTGTCATCACAGGAACAGCTATGGTGGACTCCTTCGGCCCCTCAGGTGCAGTACCGCTAAACCACAACACAGGAGGCATAGTGCATCCTTTAAAGGTTGCTCCGTCCATAACTGAGGACACTACAGCAGTCTTAGAATACAATCTAAACTCATCAGAAGGAGCCATTGAATAAGAGGATGGAAATTCTACCTTACTAGATCCCGCTGGAACTAATTTAAATATAAGACTATATTCATTCCAGGTGGAAAGTCCTGCTGACGCATCCAATCTTACTCTAATAAAAGTACTAGTGTCGTAAGTCCCTAGAGATAAAGGAGATTCATAACCCTCTACTATTGACCATGGTTGTTTTACAAGATAGTTATTAGTAGTTCCTGTTCCCGAAACAGTATATGCTATTTCAGTTCCAGCAGAAGCTGGGTAATTTAAATCTATATTTACATCATAGTATACATAACCGCTGGAATCAGCGTCTCTAAAGTCTGGGTAGACTGTAAGCTGATTAAATTTTGGGTCACCAGCCGTAGGGAAAAGCCATCCCTCAAACCTAGTAGGCTGCGAATTTCTAAAGTAGGCAGTCCTTATACCAACATACTCATACTCCTCATCTATAAAACTAAACTCCCAATCTATTAGATAAGAGAATTGATCGCTTTTATTTAAAGGATATTCTAAGGCTTTATATGCGGCTAAATAAGGCACATCCTTACCCGCATTGCCTCCTGGATTTTTAAGTAATACACCAACCTCATTAATTGTTTGATTATTTGCTAAATTTTCGTCCACTACTAACCTTACATTAGTTGTATTAGGATGTAATCTGGTAGAGTGTCCTTCAGGTATAGTCACTACATCCTGAGGTTTGGTAACAAAGAATGGTCTTTCCCCTATGTGAACTTGATTAGGAGAAACTTCTGGATTAAACTCCCATTGGAAATGGGATAAGTATACTTGTGACCTAGGAACTGTACCAGGGAATTGATGTGCTGATACATTAAAAGGTAAACTTGTATTTATAGCAGCAAGACTAGAGCATATAGGGATAACGAAAGGAACAGCTAAACCACCATTCAACTCAGCACCAGTAGAGGTCATTTTATAAAAATCAATAATACCATCAGGAACATTGTTCCAAGATGTTGAAACCCTATAAAAATTACCACTAGGACCAAATCCTACATTAGATGTATCCATGTAAGCAGCCCCTGCGCCACCAGCGGAAACATACCCCTCTAAATGATTTTGATAAGTGTAGATAGGCCCATATCTATTATAAATATTACCTGATACAACCCCATACTCTTCTTCGGAAGATAAACCGAACGCTGCTAAGAATTTCTCAGCAGAATCTCCATTTTTATCTTCGTTCCTTTGCCAACCACTAGAAACAAAATAAGCAGAGGGGGTATATGTAGCACTTACATTATCATAATCATACCTATATGCAAACTCCATTCTATTTTGTCCTGCTGTAGTATGAATTTGAGCCATAGCCATCCTATTAAACAACTGACAAGCTCCAGCGGTAGGAGTCCCAGATACCTGGGTAGTACTAGAAAGATAATGAACACCAGCCGTATAATAAGACATGGTTTGATCTTTCTTGATAGGATTCCATAGATAAGGTATCTCACCCATACTTTTACCAGCGTTAACCCCACCTTTGAATACATATCCAAATCCAGGTTTAATACAGGACTCCGTAAACTCGGGAGAGACACCATCATCTTGTATAAGATCTCTACTTGAGGTATAAGATACTCTATAAGTTGGGGCAGTAAATCCAGGTCCAGACATATCGTAATCCGCATGTGCAGACAATGGTGATATATTTTTATTTTCTGGTAAAGGCTCCCATGCATCTGCACAACCAGAATCCCAAACAGTAGGCATTCTAGATAATTGATTCCCTCTATTAAGATCAACCCCATCAGACGGCCACCCAAAATTATTAGAGTAATCATGTACCATATTAGTTGCGTCTGGGGGATCTACAAAATTATCAATAACAGTGGTATCGTCAACAGGAAGCACGGAACCCACAGCAAAAAGATTTAAATTAGTAACTCCCATTTTACTGTTAATACCGTAAGCTGCTTTCGTCAAAGGACTTTTAATGGTCCAGAATTTAGATTTTAAGGACGCATCAGTTATATCTGCTGAAACATTATAATTACTTAAATCGTACTTCTGATCTCCTAACTGGAAGTATCTGAACTTATAGTCCTCTACTTTATCAGATCCTGTACCTGTAAGCACATTAACAAAAGCGTGTTTGATACCTTGAGTTATCTGGTTGTAAGCTTCATAAACCACTTCTCTTTCACCAGTAGTCCTATCCACCCTCTGTATATTTAATTTACCTCTCATATGAATTTAACCTTCCAGTACAAGTCTAGGTTCAAATAATCACCGAATATACCAGCCGATGTACCCAAGCCTTCATTCTTCATTATATTATCTGTTAATACCTTTTTACTGTATAGTTTATATCTTCTAGTTGGGTAAGCTGTTCCATCTTGGTCCATCCTCTGATGCTGGAACTTAGCTAGGTAGGGAGGAAATGCTCCTATGTTATCTTCTTTAATTTTCTTTAAATCTAGTCCCCACAAACCTATAACATTTACTCCACCGAAAATATTTAGTAAGACAGAATCAGAATTATGCCCTCCATATACCACCCAACTAGTTGCGTCATGACCCGACATATTTACCATTCTCATATGATACTGTATTTCTCCAGTAGAAGAAAAATCCAATTCCGCTTCCACTCTGCATTTGTTCTGTGGACCACCAAAAGAATAATCGGTAGGTAGATAACCTTCTCCATTTCTATGCATGATCCAATACCCATACGCATCCATGCTGCAACGAACATTACTTCCCTGACATATTCCCTGATATAAAGGAGTACTTGATAACGGGTTAGCTAATCCATTTTCGTCATAAGCAGATACGAAGTAAACTAAAGATGCAGCAGGAGCAGTTGCCGATACTCCAGAAGATAATACATCACCACTCACAACAAAAGTTCCAACATAACTTAAATGTCTACCAAATACAGGTGTGTACTTACTGCTGTAAGACCAAGAAGAATCAAAAGAACTTACATACAAGGAGTCTCCTAAGTTTTGAACTGCACTATTCTGACCTTTAGTTATTTGAACTCCAAAAGCCTCCTCAACTGGGGTAATTGCCCCTAGAGTTAGCTCAGTGTCCTCTGGGTGCGCTGCTGGGATTAAGGTGGTGGGATTGGGTATATACGCAGAAACGCCCAGGTCGGACACAGAGGAGCCGTACAGGCCACTTAGGGTCTGCCCACCCGAACCGCTAACCACATAGTACTTGAAAGCTACCTTATCACCCTTAGCATCGGTAAAAGTTCCATAAGGAGCGGTGGAATTTAATCTAGAGTACGCTAAAGTATTATCTCTGGTGAGGAAAGAAGATGTTTTCACATAATTAGTAGGGTGAGTACCTAATTCTAATTGTGGTCTATTTATGTAAATAGATCCCGCACCTCCTGTTACAGGATAAGTAGTAGTATCTACTAAAGCATCTGCGGATTCCCCCACAGATGGATAGATATATGCTGTAGTTGGATGTGTAGATCCCCCACTAGCATATAAACCATGAACAAATACTCTATACCATCCTCCTCCAATATCCTTAATACCTGCTAAGGAGGAAGTCCACCCAACAGTATCATCTAATACAGCTACACCCCTATTATCCCATTTAATACTAGTTTGGAATAAATTATTACAAGAACTAAGAGCTATTTGAGAATACCCTGTGTACTCATTAGTAGTGCCAGAAACCTGAACAGGAGGATCACCTCTATTTAATTTTACATCTACACCAAATACAAAATCTGTTCCACTAAAATAAGGTGCCCCAAAGGCTCCATCTGTACCATCATACAGTATCGCCTGGGACAAAGAACCAGAACTAGTATCAGCGTTTAATAAATGCCCACTACTATTAAAAGTGTCTCCCTCTACAGAATTTTTAGTCAGTGTAACATTGGTTAAGGTCCACCCAGAGGTATCGTCTAAGTCTGAATTATGTAGCAGGTTGTCAGTGGAGTAAGCGTGTTGATTAGTTTTAAACTGATCCTTCCCTTTAGACATAGAAAATGCTTGTATAGTATAATTAGAAGAATCTAAAGCTGCGCTGTTGCGTGCGGTAGGGTACTGTATAGAAGACGGAGTAGTTAACATATCAACTATATTCTCAGAGAACCCAACTGTTGTCATATTATCATCAGAATAAAGAAGATCCTTTCTTCCCTCTTCTGTAGTTCCGTAAATTTCTACTATGCCTTTCATTAGTTTTCTACCGTTATATCAGAGTATTGTCTGGAGTTACCTGATTCAAACTGTGTTACCCCACCATTTTGTGCCCAAATAGGAGCAACTCTATAATTTATTCTACTTCCACCTTCTGGTCCATATAAAGGAGCATTTATAGTTTTATCTCTAGCTCCTAAGTTAGTTTGTAATCTATTGAACTCTCTTAATATAGCTAGTATCTCTTCTCCATCTAATGATATACTAGCTACTTCACTAATAGTTACATTAGAACCTTTAGCCTTACCCTCTAGTATTATAGATGAAGGAATCACTGTACCTGAAGCTCCTACCGAAAATACCCCATCATATAGATATTCTTCAAACCTAACTACATTAGAAGAATCATCAATTACCCAGGAATAAGGATTTTGTATTGTCATCTGATCATATAAAATACCCAAAGATTGTATTTGCCCTGGGGATTGGGCAACTATAGTAGTAACTTTATCCCCAGAAGAGGTAGATATATTTCCATTAGAATCAGAATCTAGATTTGTCCCTTCTGGTAACACATTACCTTTACTATCCAAGAAAGTTAAATCGTCTAATACTGTATTAGGTAATGAATAGGTATTGTATGTAATTGGATGCTTAACAATATCTCTTGAAGACTGACGAATATCTACTACAGAGACATAATCAAAGATAATAAACTTATCCAGTGCTGTGTTGTCATAACTAAATACTTCAACTATGTAATTTTGAGATGTTCTATGTACTTGATTCTTAGCTTTAAAGTAAGAGTACGGAACTTTAATTTTTATATTTCTAGTATTAAAGTCTACAGAACGAGTAATAAAATCCTCTTCTTGCATACTTACAATAACATCTTTATCCGAAGTAAACGCTGGGCATGGGTCTGTAGCTATAGTATACTGATCTGAATAATCCAAAGAATGAGTTAAATATTGCTTAACATAATTAACTGCTCCTTTAGTTTGTAATATAGCTGCATCTAACTTTCGCCAGGACCCATCGGGCATAAAGTTCCAAAATACTTTATTACCATGATAATCATCTTCTACATCTGTGTGTATCCAAGCTCCTATATTACCCCCACCTAAAATATCAGAGTTTTTAGTTCCTATGGCCGCGTTCACTGACAACTTAAAATCTCTTTCTGGGATTAGGAAATTTTCGTTAGCCCCATAATCCTTAAGATTAAATCTTAGTCTGGGAAATGAGTTCTTAGTATCTACGACCACTAAAGGATTGTTAATAACATAGTTATCTCTATCTACCGAAGCATTAGTATCGTCCAGATTAATAAAAGAAAACTTAGAAGTGCTATCAGGGAAATCCGTAAACTCCATTCCTGATAGTATGTAAGGATTTCTAAACTCTGTCTTCTCTACTGGCATATCTTGTACACTTGAAGCTGTTATATTATTTAAAGAAGATACATCAGATATAGAAAAGGGATTCTCTGTAGCCATGGTAGTTGCCTCTAATGTAGAACTTACGGTTGCATCCAGAGCGGATCCGTCAAGAGTAAACCGACCATTGAGGAATAATGGGCCGTATACATGAGATAGTATATTGGCACCACCATCAGTATAAGTGTCTAATAACCCATTACCTATACCAGTATTAGTAAAGTAATCTATATAATCCTTAAACATTTTATGCATACCATCTATAGAGTCTCTACTAAATCTTCTATTACCCAAAATAAAATTATAAATTTCAGAAGTATCATCACTACCATTACTCCAAAGGGTATTCTTTAACGAAGCTATAGGATCTAAATAAGCAGAGGTATCTAGTAAAGATTTGTTCTCTGCGTAGATAGCTCTAGCCTCCGCTTCATATTTTTTATCTAAAAGTTTATGGAGTACACGCTGGAACTCAGGTGTGCGCTCTCTTCTAACATAACTATCACAGGTTGAAGATACTAAAGCAGAAGACCCCCTTATATCAAAAGTAGAGGAAGCATAAATACCACTCATTTCCTTGTCAGAATTTAAAGTCCAGCAAGGACTCCAAACATTAAGCTCATGCGGATAACCACTTACTTCATCTAAATCATACGGATTGATAACAGGATTATATTTGTAAAGTATATTTACAAACCCTAGGGGAGCAAACTCTGTGTCTGCACCTTGAGAACTAGTGTTGAAATAGGAAGGCATGTTTCGCCCAGTCCTAGTGTACCATCCACCTTTCTGAAGAGTTTTAGAAAAATCTCTCCTTCTAACATTAGTTCTATCTACTTGTGTTAAAGGAACAGCACTAACTGAAGAACCCGCTAACTGAGAGAAATCTCCAGGACTATCTACAAAATCTCTTTTGTATACGGGTAGATTAGTATGATCATTTCTAGCTCTACTAGAATTATCTGGGGTTGGAAAATCTCCACCCACAGCGTAAGGAATGTTTCGTATATCAACCCCAGAAGATTGCACAGACCCTGGGAATCCAGATAAAGATATATCATATAGTAAATATCTAACACTAGGACAGTTAAATGTAATAGCACTTAAAGTCTCTACTTGCTGTAAATCTACATGGGTTCTAGGTATGGACTTAGCTGGCGAGAATTCATCAACTATAGATAAGGATTGGAAAAAATCTTGCTTAGTGTAAATTGTAGAGTTAAAGAAGCTGTCTGTAAAAGATCCTGATGATACACTTACATTGAAGTGTGAGGATTTAGCATTCCATAAAGGAAGATATTTATACTTCTCTACCTTATAATTATCTAATATCGTAGACTCATTTGGAGGTAAGTTTATAGAACTCGTAAAAAACAGTAACCCGTTATTGTAAAATCTAGTATCTAAGTTTTTTTGTGATATATTATTTGCTGCATAATTATAAAAATTAGTAGCATGCTCATAGGATACCCCTAAACAAATAAGTTCATTCTTTATGAATTGTAAAAATGAAGGAGTAGATTCACAATCCATATAAAACTTTTCTTCTTCCCAGGGTGGTATACTAAAAGATCTTCCCCTATAAAAGAATACAAAATCTGGATTAGTTAAATCAAACTTAAAGTTCTTTACATAGAATAGCTCAGGGAATCTAGTCACTGCTTTAAGCATCATATGATCAATAACAATTCTTACATTATTATCCAAACTAGCAGGATCGTATTCCCCCCCTGTATACTTAAAGGCTTCTTCCTGGGTCCAAGTACTTAAAGATTCAAATAATGCACTATCTGTATTTAATAAATAATAAGCCAAATAAGGAATATAAGATTCATAAAACTCTGATATACTAGACTCCTCAAGCTCTACCCCAGGAAGTACCGTAGTTATAGCATTATATAAACCTTTCTTGGTGCCTCTTTGTTTGTAAAGTGTAGTCGCAAATAGTAACTGTCTTCTCCAACCCTCTGGATTACTTCCTTTAAGATCCCACCCAATTAGATCAGCAACATACTTCAGAAGTCTAGGTGGACAATTTTCTATATCATATAAAGACTCTAACCTCTCTACCTCATCTCTAGTATCAAAAAAAGAATAAGATACCCCCTTTATAAATTTGCTGAATGGTCCTGCCCTTTCCCTTCCAGTCAGTAATGTGGAATTAGCTACATAATCATCAAAAGCATCACGAACATAAGTATCATCTTTATTAGAATACTGATCAGAGTAGATAACATCTATAAGAGTGTGAAGCCTGTCTAGAGGTTGGGTTCCACTTACATAAGTAGTTGTACCTGAAGTATAATCACTAGGAAGAAGTCCAGGATAAGTACTAGATAGAGAAGGCCAATTATTATATACATAATAAGATAGACCCTTAATACCATCCTTCACTGAAAAGTTAGTACCAGATACATACATATCCGCTAGAGAGCTTGCTATGTAGCTGGAAGCGTCCCCTGCTGAAGCAGTATTTAAGAAATATATCCACCCTAATCTATTAATTAGATATTCATGTGTTCCTCCAGGAGTAGTACTGAATGCACCAGATGTAGTAGTCTGTAAGGAATCAGAGTTAAGAATTATTTTAGGGAATAAAGTATCCTTAAACACATTAACAATATTAGTATAAGGTACTCCTGAGAAATTAGTATTACATTCATTACCAGGACAAGAGTAGTAGGTACATTGCATACCATTTAAGTCTCCCATGCATATCCCTAAAGGATGTAGTATCTGTATCTCAAACTCTTTAGCGGTCAGATTATTAATCTTATTTTGTGGGATAAACCATCTAGACAAAGAGGATACTTCATTTATACTAGAAAATGTTCCTGCCGCAGAAATGGAAAGTATAGTAGGTTGGTTTACACAAAAGTTTATATGGCTATTTATAATACTGTCGATAGCGTCAGGTTGGGTGCCACTTAAAGTAAGATCTTGAGTAAAATATACTTCAGGTATAATATAATCTAAAGCATCCTTATAATTTCTTTTGTAAAATCTATTTGTTGTCATTACACTAAATTAATATTTATAACTAAGTTATTTAACTGGATTATTTCATTAAACTCAATATGTATATCATCATTCAAATTATCAATACTTGAATACCTTACATCCGACAACTCAAAAATTTCTCTATTCAAATCAGCCAATATTAAAGGCTCGCCAAAATCTCTATTAGTAGATAAGAAATAATTTTGAACTTTTCTAGCTATTTGTGGCGTTATAGTTCCTTCAATACCTTCAAATCTTTTATCTACATTAGCTGTAATAATTAAGTCTACTGTTCTTATTAAACCATCGTTAACTACTACATCATCAGTAATCATCTTTTTAAGATCTATGGCAGCCAATAAATCATTTTTAAATGATATAGAAGCCTTTTGAAGTTGTATATCCGTTGCACTCTCTAAAATAAATAAGTCTATAACATTAGCAGAGCTAAATGCCTTCCTCAAAGAGGCTGTACCTTTCCCTGCTGCCCCAGCAGAAGATATAAATCTATTAGCAAACGCTGTGTAGTCCTCCAAGGAAACTAGCCTATCCTGCCTTCTAAAGGTTAGTGGAGCATACCTTTTAGCCTTTTCCACCGTCTCTGCGTCTGTCCCACCAGTAGCCATAGACATTTGAACGACTCGTATTCCTTGGTCTGCTACCTCATTATAAGTTCCAGTCCCCACAGCATTTATATAACTGTCAGGAGTATTACCTCTACTACCACCACCAACTCTATAAGTTATGGTGTATACAGACCCAGGAGGAGGGGATACTCCATTATTTCCATCCCCAAAAATAATACGAGCCTTATAATCATCAGAGTAAACAACTTGGAATACTTTATCATCTGTAGAAGAGGCTTGATATAAGTTATCAACTGCTTTATACACACCATCTGCTTTAGGTAAAGAAGGAGAACTTATATAAACTTGTGCGCTGTTCTGAATAACAGGAGCTTCCGTTAATGAAATAGATTTAAACACATCAACATCAGAGAATTGTCCACTCTCTACAGCAAATGCCCCCTCCAATAATACCACTTCTGAATAAACCCCCGTAGAAGAGGTTAATAAAGAAGAAGTATAAGTAACAGAAGCATTACTTTCTGGGTCTCCTATCTGACCATTTGATATTTTGTACAAAGTATATGTAGAAGACTCCCCATCCTCGGGAGAAACTACCGTAAATACTCTTTCTGATGGGGATAGTGTTAAATCTGCTACCAACTCATCAACACCATTTACAGATATATCCGCAGTAGCCTGAGCAGAAGTAGGCCCTTTCATGGAAACACCCACTAATTCAAATAACTTCCTCACACTATCTCGATCTTTCGCAGTAGAAATAAAATTTTCATTAGCTAACATATCAGCTTTTAGGGATAATACTGCTCCCATATAAGCAACTACCTCTATAAGCATCATGCCTAGATCCGATTCTGCGAAGTTATTGTAATCTAATGGATATACAGCTTGAATATAATTTATAATACCTTGACGCATACTAGCAAAATCAGTAGCTTCATAATCTATATAATTATCTTTGATAGAGTCTGGTATATTAACCAGCTTTAAAAAATCTGAACCTACATCAGTAAACGGTACAGGCTGGCTTGAAAATGGGTCGCTCATATGTTAACCTTTATATTTATAATTTCTGTATTGTTACGTGGAGATATATCCATCTCAACTTTAATCCCAGGAAGACCAAACCCTGTTAAATTATCACTTTGAAAGAATCTTATTCGCCTAATAACTATATTTGGGGCATATAAAGCCATCCCATCAATGATATTAGTAGCCATTACACTAGCCATGTCCCTAGAAAGAGGCTCAAATATAAAATCTTTTAATGATGCACCAAAATTTGGAAGCATTACTCGTTCCCCTTTAGAAGTCCTAAGGAACTGAATAACTTGGCTACGAATTAACGCTAAACTAGAGTTTTTAGTAAAGTAAGGTGCTTTAGGATTAAGTCCTGTGGGCCAAGTAAGCCCAACTAACTTCTCCTTAGGGGCTTCTATAACCTCTTTTCTTGCTAAGTTACTTGCTATTTTTCCGTAAAGAACCATAATTAAACATCTATATTCTCAAAAAATACTCTTTGAGCATTGTAATTAGTAATCACCTCAGTTTTATTTAGAGGTTTACGATAGAATTTTAAACTTCCTACATACCCATTATAAGAACTAATCATACCTGCACCAGGGTCTAAGAATCCCCCTGAGGAAGTTGCTAAATTCACAGGTCTCCCATCTGTCCACCCACCCCCAACAATCCAAGGAGTAAAGAATCCATAATTATCAGGTCCATTATCAAACAGAGATGTGGAAGATGTCTGGTTTACAGTACTCTTGGAGTAATAAAAACTACTAGTACTATAAGTTTTTGGTATCATAAAGGAAGGTACTTGAGGAGCTTCCTTAGGATTGGTTCCGAAGGTAGAAGATATACTTTGAGTCTTAAACTTAACTCCATTCACATATAAAGTAATTAAATCGTTTTCTACATCAAATGTAATCTGTAAATTAACAAAATTAGTTGATATAGAACTTAAAGCTACCCCCTCCACTATCTCCTTAGTTGATACCATAAATCTCATTATGGGCTCATCATCTACAGGACATAATGAGTTTCTAACAAACCCAACAGTACTTGAAATATCGTTACTACCTCTCGGACTTATATAAGACTGAGTTGGGGCTATAAAGAACACGCTGGAACCTGCTCCTATCTCTAATTTTCTATTCTTCAGTACAGTATCAAAGTAAGATATTCCTAATGTTCCGCTATGGACAACAGGAGGCCACGCGATTGAACCACCAAAAGGCGAACGCTCACCAGATGTCCACAATATGCAGCAAGCATCATGAGAACTAGCTGGATAACCATCTCCAGCTTCCGTAATAGTGTACTCAATAGTTTTATCGGAGTCATCGCTAATCTGAAATGTTCCACTAGCTTGACGAACAGCAGCAGGAATAGCATTAATACTATCACCAGAAACAACCCACACCCCCGCACTACCCTTATCGTAGTTAAAAGTATTGGGTCCAACTACACCACTTAAAGACCATCCAAAGAACTCTCTTGGGTTAAGATCAGTTGAACCAGGAAGTACAGCACTTCCATCATAATACATTCTAGGCTCTCTACTAAAGCCCATAAGCATCCCTCGCACAGTTTCAGAAGATCTATCAACAAAGACTTGAGACTGGTTTACTGGGGTCATCGTACCTCCAGTATTCTCACATCCTAAAAGAACTCTGTAATAATGTGCATCACACCACTTACCTTCGGTAGAGCTAAAATTAAAGTCCCATGCACTTGTAGAAAAAGGATGTTCCCACCAACCACCCTCTTCCTGGAATAATCCTGGGATATAGGTCCACACATCTATGGAACATCCTAAGTTATTATAGAAAAGGTTTTGATAGTCTTGAGTATCAGGTAATTTCACATAATTACCCGCATCCCCCACTAAATAAGGATAAGTATCATAATCTTCCCCATCAAATTCGTAATAAGCGTTTTCTTTAGTTAATCTAGTTACTCCCGTTAGGTATGGAATAGCTAATCCCTTCTGGAATAAGTAATTTGGGTTAGTAGATACAGTTTGCGCTCTATTCTCTGTTCCTTTCGCAGTACAATTTAAAGTATTGTAAGTAGTTGAGTCTGGAACTTGTATATTAACATCTGCAAAGTTATACACAGCTATTAAATTATCTGTAGTAATATTACTTACTAAAGAAAGTACATATGGAGTCTCAGACACCTCTTCTCCGTCTAATAGACTTGCAACTCCCTGCTCTGCCACCTCCAATGGAGTAAGTACGACTTTCTGCATAGATCCATCTGATCTAGCGAATAATGGCTTAATAGGAAGGACAACACCACTAACTTCACCATGATCAAACACCAAATTTCTTTGCTTGTCCATCTCCACATCCAAGTTAATAGAACTTAGATATGAAAAATCATTAATAGGTACATTTCCTACGGAAAATACATCAGAGGAACCAAATAGATCGGGAGCTTTAACTGCTACTTCAATCTGCTTCTTTCTTTTATTAATTTTATTAAGAAATAAACTGTTCTCTGATTTTAATTGCTGAACATAGTTTACATAGATAGCAGAATCTTTCTTGTAGCCAGAATTTAGTATTGTTACTATATTCTTATTAACAAAATCAACCGCTTGGTTCCTGTGAGTCTTAAGAACTTGTAAAAAGTGATCAGCGTCATAGTAATTCTGTAAAGATGTTGAATCATCAATAACATCTAGGTCAAAAAGGGTATCCACATAAGAATTCAGTTGTTTAATTGTATAAGAAGTTCCCCTTCCACCTAAATTAGGGGTATGATCTAACATCCATCTATCTTGTGCGGGTACAAACTCTAAATCATCTGTTGTTGGTACTTCAGATCCCCCAGCGTAGTCTCTTTCCTGTGAATCATAGTAAAGACCATCAACAGATAAAAGGTATTGTCCCCTCTTGGCCTTAGGTGGACCGAAATCTAACCTGAATATAGGCTGTTCAGGTGCAACAGGAGGATCTCCTTCTGTAAATACAGGAATGAGGTCAGGATTCTGTACTCTTTCCGCAAAAATTTCAGCGATTGCTCCCTGTGTAATTGCTGCTCTATCTAGGAAGTCTTTAGCTGCGGATGCTTGAGATTTATAAATGTTAAACTGGCCTATACTACCAGCAATTTGCTGTTGAGCGGTATTGGCATCTTGAAATTTTCCTTTATTTTCACTACGATCCATCCAGTCATGAAAATCCTGCAAACAGTTTTCTATAGCTTCTATCTGATCCATTATATCCTGACCAGCCTGATAAATGGCACCAGCAGCACCCGCTACAAACCCAATAAGTTCTCCAAGCTCCCCTAAAGAATCCCCCAATGTACTGTCTGCACCATGTCTAGATGAGTCGCCAAATAAACTAAGCTTGCCCGTCTGTGAGTCGTACTCTAATATGCCTATAGCATCATGAATATCCTCAAATATAGAAGCCATAGCATTTCTAGCAGCATTCTCGCCCTCCGCTATCCCTCTTGATACACCACCTAAAACATCCCCAGGAAGTAGAGATAGAACATTTTTAGCTAGATCTACCATACAACTAGGGACTCCATACTCCATAGCGATTCCCCCTAGGGGATCGTTCAACATGTTTGGATTATAATTTATTCCCATTATATAGAATCCTTTGCTTCCTCTTGATTATCTTTGGTAGGTTGTGTCTTACCGAAATCGAAATTGGGGTTTAAATGAATATTATTACCCTTCATATTTATGTTCCCACCAGCATTTACGTTGAAATCTCCAGTGGTATTAATATCTATGGGTCCCGCACTGAAAATCTCCACTCCTCCACCCCCAGCCTTTATGGATATTAGGCCAGTAGATTCACTAGCGTCTATAAATATCCTCCTTCCCTCATCTACCCTTTTCTCAGTAACTTTTATGGTAACATCATTATGCTTACTAAGGATATTAACTGATCCAACATCATTATCTGTGGACACATTACCTTTATTATAATCTTTTTCAGCCTCATTAACTATTTGGAGTCTCCTTCCCCCAGAGCATACTTTATGTAACATCTCCCCATTATGGCTTTTGTTAACTAGATTACCATCGCATTCCATTCTGGTACTTCTAACCCCATGAACTCCCTTGTAATACTCTGAGGTTATTTGGATACCGTCTCCATGCTCATTCTTCATTAGCATGGTTCCTTCAGAATCGTACCCACCTATCTTCTTTTGGGTCTTGCTGATTAATGCAGTAAATAAGTCTCGTTCTTTTCTATTATGGGAATCACTTATGACTACTTGCCCACCCTCTGGACTTTGTAAGCCATACTTCTCTGGAAACATATTATGTGAATACACACCAAAGTTCTCTGGGGAGCTAATAAGTTTGTCTAACCTACTACTTAATAAAACCCTCTCAAAAAGATTTACTGCGATACTCCCACCCGCAGTTCCCCCAGGGACATTTAAAAAATTATCGCCTTCTTTGTATGTCGGGGCACCTGCATAGTACCAGTAATTTCCTTCCTCAAACTTATTAACTAGTATTCTAGTTCCAAGAGTTGGTATGGCTGTAAATCCAGTATACCTATAGTAATTAGAATTTATAGGGTGGGACGCAAAGGGAGTAACATAAATAACTTGAATACTCTCTTTGTTATAATCCAATTCGGCTTGGAAAATACCTTTTTTAGAGAGGTCAACTGTTCTTGTTACTGTTGCAAATTTGGTTTGAGTCATTTAATCATTCCATCCTTTACCATACCAAGCCTCTTGAACTTTTGGCATCGTAGGAAGATCTTTCATTCTGGCTGGAGGGGAAGTTACATCTTTTGGTTTAGCATCAAAAGTTACATCGTCCTCTAGAGAGGATTTAGTTACATCATCCCCAAAATAAATTTTTTGTATCTCAAAGGTACTCTGAGCAAAATCATTGGAGATCTTATGAGAAAATCCTAGTATCCTATAATAACCAGACCAATAACTATTGTAATTAGATATTGATAATTTATCATACAAGGAAGGGTTTTTTCTAAGCTTAACTCCCACAGTTCTAGTTAGATCATATCCAGTAGAGTATTCAAATTTAGGAGTAACTTGTATTTTAGCTGATAAGCCACCCTTAACCAATAATTGAGTATACATATGAGCAAAGCTTAATAATCCACCTAAATCAGAAGCCGCCCTAATATTAAGTTCTGAAGGGCTATCCTCTTTTGTAAAATAATCATCATATATTGTCTCTGCTAATTTAGCCATATTATGATACTCTAATCTATCAGCCGTATTAGACTCAAAAGGATCTCTCTCTAAAATATCAGAAAGTTTATTCTTTAAATAATCTACAATTTCTTGTCGAGTTAATTTTGTATTATTTAGAAACTGTATATCTGGGGTCAAAAACGCTAGGGCTGGAATACTAGCTTCCCCTTTAAAGGATAATATGTCTTTTCCTGACTCAAAAATATGGCTTATGTTAAGCTCCTTATCTTCTTCCTCTAAAGCGTAATCATCTTCTACCGTACCATTCTTATTTACTACAGACTGTACTTTCTTTTTTGCCGAAGATGATAGTTTTTCGGCAGACCCAGAAGCTCTATCTGCCTCCTCACTTTTTGGTATGTCTCCATAAAAATCTTCGTTTATAGTAACTTTATCTCCTAGAATCATAGTTGGAGCTATAAATTTTATATGCCCTTGCTCTTTCCATACTCTTAATATATCAACATTGGTCTCAATACCTTTAACTAATTCTATTTGTGGCCCACCTCTCCGTCTGATAGCAGAAAATAATCTAGTTAATCCTCCCAATATAAAATTTCTTGTTCCTGTTTTATAAAGCTCATCGAAAGTTATAAAAATATCTTCAATGTAAAGATCATTTAATAATCTATGTGGGGGGGCTATGTACTCTTCTACAGGGGCATCCCAGTCATCTGGAATATCTCCTCCTGGCCCCAAAACGGGACCACCCCGTTCCGAGAGGGCACTCCCCCTGCTAGGACGAGCGGATATGGGTAAGAGACTATAATCCTCATCTATCTCTTCTTGTTGTTTCTTTTCTAAAGCAAGTTTAGCTCTAGATTTTCCTTGCTTTTTGTATAAATATTCTATTCCCAATTCTTTTAGATGTTCTCTAATAGCCAGGGTACTTAGACCATCTTTGTAGTCTACAAGAACTGTACCATCATCTGATTGATACATGTAAGTTGTTGCACCATCTGGTGATATTGCTTGGCCCAACATAGGTGAATAATTAGTCAGATACATAAACTTAGCGTCATCCTCAGATCTCACAATATGATCAGGTATCCAAGAATCAAGGTAATCCGTCATTTCCTTTTTAGGTAATGAAACTATAGTTTGTAAATTAGTGAAAGCCTGTGCGGTGCCTTTTACTAATTCGGATATTGCACCAACTAAATTTTCAGGAGTAAGTATTTTGTCCGTGAAATATTTACTATCGTGAGTTCCTATATTAACTTCGACAAACTTTGCCATAGTAATACTTTCCGCTGCATCATTGGTCTCCTGTACTAAGGGACTTTTGGAATCCCCCAGTAACTTATTTTTTTTTCTTTTATAATCCTTTTTGGAAGCTAATAAGTAGGAAGGTGAAAATTCTAATGTGGTAATATCAAGCCCAGTAGGTTTAACATCATAAGTAGCACCCGATATGAATAAAGTAATAGGACCACACCAATGCGTTCTATCTGCCCCCATTCCGTATGTTATATAAAACTGACCTTCAGGAGTATTCTCCTCCCTTTTCCTTAGTATTGTAGGAAGACTTAAAGGAAATAATTTTTGTATAGCATCCCCACCAGAATCAACAAATTGTAATTTAAATAAGAAAGCTTTGCTGGCTGCAGAATGCTCTAAATTTATTAAACTAGAGTTATGTGTTCCTACAAATACAACATCCTCCTCCACCTCACCACCCGAAAGAAAAGTTTCTATGGAGTCTAAATTGCTAGAAATCAATACACTAGCTGCCTGAACTGCTCTGTTAGAAAATGTCATTTATGGTAGGTATTAGAATATTATCTGATGGGTTAAGTCTCTCGAAAGGATCATGTATATTATTATACATCATAACATACCACCAAAAAGAGGTAGTGCTATAAAATATATTAGATATAGTATCTGGCCTATGCTCAATAAATGATTTTACCTCACCAACATTGTAATTACCTTCCTGGACTCTATCTCCAAAATTATCCATAAATGAAGTATTTATAGAAGTTCTTATGTTTTTATTCTTATGCC